TTATTTGTTGTGATCCTCTTTTTTATTATAATCAAAAATAAATTTGGAAAAAAACGCATTTGCCATAGAAAATACAATTAATATACCAATTATTTTAAACATATCACAATAATTTGGTAATTTACATGAACTTAATCCATTTTTTCCAACATTATAATGTAAAATTGCTTCAATAAAGAAAATAAAAAATGTAGATATAAATACTGCATATTTAAAATTAATCATTGTTATATTATACTATAGATAATTATTATAGAGAAGATAGTTGAAAGAACTTAATATTTGGACCACCTTCTAGTGGAGAATTGTAAATATATGGTCGTTCATACTTATAAAATTCATAATCTAGGCGCTTCCAAATAATATCATATTTAATTTCTGGTTCAATGTATTCAACAGGTGGAATCCAAACATATGATTCAATTCCTTCTTTAGGGATTTCATATGGTTCAATTACATAATCCATATTTTCATTATCTAGAAATGTAATGGAAAGTGTATTATCTTTGTTTACTAAAAGTGCACCCAGAATCCCTTCATCAAAATCATCTTCTTGAGATTCTACAAACTTTTCTTTCCAATCAACATAATCAAAATTTGCTTTATTACCATAATCATTGATAATATTATAACTTTCTAGTTTCTTTTCTTTGATATCATATTGGACATCTTTCTTTGGCTTGACAGGATAATTCTTTTGCTTTTTTGATGGAACAGATCTTTTACGAAAATATTTCGGATTACTATCTTCCTTAAAATAGCCATTACATGATTCTTGAATAACAGGAGAGATATTTCTTTCATTAATATGAAATACACTATTAATATGATTGAGTGCATTCTCATGTTGAATGCGGATATATGAGTCTTTTTCCATGAGATCAATTTCATCATGAAATTTGATATTCTTTTGGACAATCTCTGACCAGCTCATTTTTATAAGATTCTTCGATTTATATAAGATTCTCGGATTTTAAAGATTCTTCGATTTTAAAGATTCTCGGATTTTTAAGATTCTTTTATTGTATTTAAAGTTTTTTAAATATAAATTTCAAATTATTTTTATCAATATCCATTTAATTTTTCCATTTTTTTAAAATATCTTTTATTTTCAAAAGAATCTTAATTTTATTACAGAAAGAGGTTTACTATTAAAAAAAATCACCGAATTTTAAAAATTTGAAAATATATAAAGTAAAAAATATTAAGTTAAATATATGGATCCACTTCAAAAATTCTTAATTCGTTTTAAGAAAAGAGGGTCAGAAAATATAACACATACTATTATTCCTGGATCAAAAACAAACATTGCAGAAATAACATATGGTACTTCTTTATCCGTGAGTCAAGATAATTTAGAGGAATTTAATAATTATATACATGATATAATTTTTAACGAGAATAAACCTTTTCCTTTAACTGAATCATTTAGTGAAAATACTCCTTTAATTTTAGATTTAGATATTTTATATGAAAATGCAGAACAAAAAAGGTATTATACAGATGAAACACTAAAACAATTATGCAATTTAATTTATAAACAAATAACTTATTATTTTGAATGTTTAAATGGTTATCCTGAAGAATGTTGGATCAATGAAAAAACTAGACCAACATTTGTAGATGGAAATGTAAAAGATGGATTACATATTATTTTTCCAAATATTATAGGAAAAACAAAAATTTTCAAAGAATTTATTAAAAGATTTTATGAAAATACAGAAGTTTGTGAAGAAATTATAGAAATATTTAGAAATACCTCCGTAGATAATGTAATTCCCAGTAATGATGTAAATAAAATATTTGATTCAAATGTTCAAAGATGGTTTGTATATGGTTGTGGTAAACCTGAAAAAGAACCTTATTTACTTACAAAGATTATTGATTGTGCAGAAAATAAATTTATAGAAAATATTCCAGATACAAAAACTATTATGAATAAAGTATGTATTGTTAAAGAAAGAGAAGAGAACATAACATACAAACACGACATAGATAATGTATTTAAAAATAATTTACGAACTAGTAGTAGTGTAAGTACTTTTGATATGGAACATAATTTAAGTGATGAAGAAAATCCAGATTATGATCCATATTTTGAGAACGAAAATAATGATGAAGAATTAATGACAAATACATTAATGAATGCTGAAATTGATAATATAAAAAAAAATGTAAATCGATGTTTATCTTTAAAAAGGGCAAATGAATATGAACTATGGACAAGACTTGGGATGTGCCTTAAAAATATTGGCGGTGAACAATTATTTGGATTATGGGATGATTTCAGTCGACGAGGTGATAATTATGAAAGTGAAGAAGAATGTCGTAAATATTGGAATGGTTTCAAAAGAGAAGGACTAGGAAGAGGAACATTAAACTATTGGTCAAAGATGGATAATGAAGAAGAATATATGAAAATTCGAGAAGAAAATTTAATTTCTAAAATTGATGCATGTGTATTTAGAGGTGGTTCACATGATGATATTGCAGAAGTAGTTGCAGGATATTTTAAAGATCAATTTATATCTGCAGATTTAAGGGATTTATGGTTTTATTTTGATGGTAATAAATGGGTTCAATGTCCAAAAGGGTATAAACTACATCGAGCATTATCTGGACAAATAAAAGAAATTTTCTATCGACGTCATCAATATTATAAACGGGAGATGGATCGTCTAGCAGGAGAAGGTGATGAGGTAGCATCAAATAATAATGATGGTTATCAGAAATCTGCTTATAAGATTTATGAAAAATTAAAAGATGTATCATTTAATGAAAATATTATGAAAGCATGTAAACTTAAATTTTATAAAGAAAAGATTATGGAAACAATGGATTCAAATACTAAACTATTAGGTTTTGATAATTGTGTATTTGATCTAGAAGAAAATATTATTCGTGAAGGAAGACCTGAAGATTATATTAGTATGACTACAAAAATCGATTTACCAATTCTACCAAATGAATTACCAATTACACCTGATGAATTATGGAATCGTATTCCTGATCGTGTTGGTAAATATAAAACAAATCGAAAAAATGAAAAAGTATGGAATCATAGTAAATGGGATAATGGTGATAAAAGATTCTTTAAAATGGTTCATAATGATATTAGTAAATTTTTCAAAGAAATTCTTCCAGATCCACAAATTCGTAAATATTGTATGAGATTTATTGCTTCAAGGTTATGTGGTGATGTATTAGAACAACGATTCAGTATTTGGACTGGTTGTGGTGGTAATGGTAAGAGTATATTAATTGATATTATTCGTTATTCATTTGGAGAATATTGTATTAATATTCCAGTAACACTTTTAACACAAAAAAGAAAAGCAAGTAATGCAGCTTGTCCAGAAAAAGCAAGGACACGTGGTGTTCGAATGTGTTATATGCAGGAACCTGATAGTGGTGAAAGAATAAATGCAGGTGAAATGAAGGAACTTAGTGGTGGTGATATGATTCAGGCAAGGAAACTATATAGTGATATCTTTGAATTTAAACCTCAATTTGAAATTGTTCTTATGTGTAATGAAAAACCAACTATTGATGATAAAACGAATGGTGCTTGGAGAAGGGTTCAAGTATATCCATTTGTTTCGAGGTTTGTAGATGATGATAAACAAATTAATCCTGATAATAATGTATATAAAAGAGATAAATTACTACCTACAAAACTAGAGCATTGGTCTGTAATCTTTATGTGTATGTTAATGAAAGAGTGGGTATCAATGGGTGGAGGGATTGATGAAGATAGTATTCCAGATATTATTCGTATGGAAACTGAAAATTATAAAAATCAAAATGATATTGTTGGTCAATGGATTAGTGAAGATCTTAAAATTACTGATGAAAATACTGAACCGGTATCATTTAATGAACTATACAATGCATTTGAGAATTGGTTTTCAGATAATCATAATAATGAAAAGAAAGTTGATAAGATTACTATTAAAAGACGTCTTATTGATTGGCAAAAGAGGTCTAAATTTACATTTACAGAAGGATATAATGGGAATGAAAGACATCCAAAGTTTAACTTAATGCCACTTGAAGAATAAAATATTGTAAATATTTAAAATTTAATATATTTTTATATATTATGTGCGGAATTACTGCATTAATATCTTTATCTGGAACAAATATTATAAACGATCTATACGAAAGTTTATATCATTTACAACATAGAGGACAAGATTCATTCGGTTTTTCTTTTTTATCCGAAGAAAAAATAAAAGTAATAAAAGAAAAATGCTTATTATCTACATTAAGTAATTTAAATACAAAAAATATAAATACATCAATTGGTATTGGTCATGTAAGATATCCAACAAAAGGCGAAAATACATTAAATGAAGTACAACCTTTTTTATTAAAAGGTAAACGTCATACTATATCTATTGTTCATAATGGACAAATATGGAAAACAGAAAAATTAATAAATTATCTTAAAGAAAAAGAAATTGAATTAAACAAGAATATTACATCAGATAGTATTATATTATTATATTTATTATCTTATCATTTAAATAAATATGAGTTTTTAACAGATAAGATATTAAAAAATATAATATATGAATTATATGATTTACTAGAAGGTTCTTATAATTGTATTTGTATTATAGAAAACTATGGAATTATATGTTTTAAAGATAAAAATAGTATACGCCCATTGATACTTGGAAAAAAAATGGATAATTATATAATATCATCAGAATCTATATCTATTGATAGTTTAGAATATACAATTGTAGATGATATTTATAACGATGAACTATTAATCTTTGATATAAAAAATAAAGAATATCGTAAATCTAAAATAAATTATGAATCAGTATTTAAACCCTGTATTTTTGAATGGATATATTTAGCTAGAGAAGAATCAATAATATATAATGTAAATGTATATAAAACGCGATATAAAATGGGAGAATATTTAGCAAAGAATATAATAGAAAATCTAGATAAAGAAAAGATAAGAGAAATAGATTATGTAATACCTATACCAGATACGAGTAAACCAGTTGCATTAGCTGTGTCAAAAATATTAAATATACCATATTATGAAGCAATTACAAAAAATAGATATGTAAATCGAACATTTATAATGAATACGCAAGAAAAGAGAAAATCAAATATTAAAAGAAAATTAAATATTGTAAAACAATTTATCGATAATAAGAATATATTAATTATAGATGATTCAATTGTTAGAGGAAATACTATTGAACATATTATAAAATTATTAAAGAAAAACAATGTTAAGAAACTATATGTAGCAAGTAGTTGCCCCAAAATAAAATATGAAAATAAATATGGAATAGATATTCCAAATAGAAAAGAATTAATATCATATAATAAAAATAGCGAAGAGATTGAAAAAAAATTAAGAATAGATAAATTAATTTTTCAAAAAATAAGCGACTTAAAAAAATCTATACAAATATTTAATAATAAACTTACAACATTTGAGATGTCAATTTTAGATGATTTATAGATTATACTTTATTTTATAACCTAGAGATAATTGTGGTTCATCTACAATTGCACTTTCTATATTTTCTTTATCAAATGTAAACACTCTGTCTTGATAATTATATTTTTTAACTAGTTTTGTACAAGCATGACAACAATGTGCAGACTTAATAGTTCCATCTTTACTATATCTCCAGATGTATATTTCGAGTTTATTTCTTTTTTCATTTTTTCTACAATAATTGATAGCATTTTGTTCTGCATGAACTGATATTTTATTATGATTACAACCGCATGCTCTACTACTACCAAAGTCAAGTATATTTTTTCGTTTTGGGTCGTAAAACGCAATACTGGACAGCAACAGCCACGGTCGAGTAATCATACAGATTTGAAATATCTGTATTGTTCTTCATCTTCAAAGGGATACTCTGCAAAGTAATATCGTTCAAAGTAGACTTAGTCATTTTGGAATGATTAGTTTATCGAAATAATAATTAAAGAAATTCAAATTTAATTTAGTGGATCGAACTTGTACGTCGGAAGAGTACCACTTGTTGGAATAGATGGTATATTTTTATGAGGATGATGGCCATGGTGATGGCCAGGACGAGGGCGAGGAAAAGGTCTAGGACGAGGGTATAAGGGATAACGCATAGGTCTACTTACAGGAACATATTGTGTTTTATATACAGGGTAATATACTGGTTGTGTTTGTACAGTCTTTTTTAAAGGATTATAATATAGATATACTAAAAATAGTATGAATAATGCTAACCCGGTTAATTCTAGTTTTGTTAGTTTCATTTTATATTATACGCATAGAAAATTATTTTCTTAAATTGTGTTTTAAAATTGCTTCAGTATAATCTTTAAATAACATCATTCGAATCATCGATATACACATATTGATAACAATTAATATTACAAAACCTAAGAATCCCCTGCAAATATAACACATGTGATATATAAATACAATTGAGAATAAGGCAACAGCTACATCTATAATATTTTGTAATATTACTTGACCTCTAGTTAATCCATAATTAGTAGCATTCTTTTCTGTCATAACAATATTAAATACAAGTCCTACAATAATTAATACAATATATAAACCACATAAAAATCCGGGACCTCTTTGTTGTATACCACTTTTAGTAAATAAACATTTATCATCAAATATTTTGTCTAATTGTTTTGTCAACCAATTTGATTTTATTTCAGATGTCATTTTATAATATAATAAATATTTTTTTTTTATAAAATAGGAATACTTGGTTGCATTGCTATACCACATAATCCTCTAGAATCATCAATATCCCTTTGAATGCGTATATATCCACCTTCACCCCATTGTTCACCCCAACTATTCTTAATAATCCAATACTTCATATTTAATTCTAAATCATAACCATAACCTATTAATAATACACCATGATCTAATTGATACCCACAATCTAAATCATTATATATACCAGATTGATAAAATTGAAAAGATCTTTTATTTGCTTGGATAGCAATAGAAACTGGTTGTTGTGCAACAGCTCTTTTTAAAATATTTTCATTATTTTGTTTAACTAAACCAAAATTATTTATTTTAACAACTTTATCACAAGTAGTATTACTACATATTTGATCTTGTGCTATATATGGATAAGAAATATTAGCACATAAACCATTATCTATAATATATTGAAATCCATATAACATAGAACCACCTTCACAACCATGATTACCATAACTTGTAGTACAATCAATCAATTCTTGTTCAGATAAATTATATAATTGTTTATTATTGATTGCCCATACACTTTCAACTGCTTCTGCACTAGAAAAAGCCCAACATCCTCCACACTTCAATTGATTTTTTACACTTGATACAACATTTTCTTTTCTCCAATCTACAGTGAATGGAACAATTACATTTTTAAATGTATCATTTGTATCATAATTTACAAGATTATATGACATATTTGTATTATAAAATTCATTATCATATTCTCTATTGATAAATTGATTTTTTTCAACTTGATAAGGTAAATCTTTAGAATGATTTTTAATAAATTCAACATTATTTAATGATCCAATATTTTGAAAATATGTAAATATTGAGAATAAAAAAGACAACTTCATTTTATAATTAAATAAATATTTTATTTCTTATTCTTCTTCTTTCTCTTTTTCCTAGTTTTCTTTTTCTTTTTCTTTCCACCTTTTTTACTAGAAGAACTATTTGATTTGATACCATCTAAAAACTCTTTCTTTAATTTTTTAGTTCTTAAAGAATCGCTCTTCGATTTACTCTTAGATTTACTCTTCGATCTACTTTTAGATTTACTTTTCGATTTACTCTTCGATCTACTTTGTAATATTTCTTTATTATGCCATTCTTTTAATTCATTAAATAATAGAATATCTTTCCCTTTTTTAATACGTATAACAGGATTATCCAAAGTATTCTCATAAATATAATATTCTGCATTTATTCCTTCTAATAGATTATCTAATTCATCTAAACAATAGTTGACATCTATAGTTTTAGTCTCTTGACAATATCCGTAAATATATGGTATAAAATAAAACGAAACATATAAATCGATATTTCCTTTTATATATGATATATTGAAATAATTAAATATATCTTCTAATAATACATTATATATTTCAATAATATTTTTGTCTACTTCTATGTTTGTTGAAGGCATTTTTTGTAAATATGATCTAATATCTAGAACTGTTATATCTCCTTTAAACGCATTATCTACAAAAAAGAATTTAATATTATTTTCTTGATTATATGCTTTCAATAATATAGGTATAGGCAATTGTTGCCGAAACATATCATGTTGATAATTATTTGGAATATATTTTTCCTTTAATTTACGATCATATGATAAAGCATTTGCTAACATAAATACAATAATTGAATTATCAGAAGGTTGTGAAATATCATAAATATACTTATTTATATTATAATCAAATGATACCTTTGAAGGCGCCGGTTCATTCATTTTTATAGTTAAATGTAATGTTGCATTTTTTTTTATATCATATTCTGATAACTTGTAATTATCATTTAATAATTTACTATTATATAATAAATGTTGTCTTTCAATTGGTATTTTTGTTTTATCTTGTATTTTAGATTTAATTGATAAAATAGTATCTAAATCATTTATATTACTTAATGTAATTGTTTGACCTGTCATTAATTTTATAAATATTTGCATATACTATTATAACAAATATTAAATACTAGGAATATATTGCCATTCTAATTCTTGACATATTTTTTTCCATATTACATCTTGTTGTTGTAATTTTTCTCTACTTTTTAATAATGGAAAATATTCTAATAAATGATCTAATTCTAATAATTCACAAAATTTATGTAAAACATATGAATATGATAAAAAGTTCTTTCTATTTTCTGGACAATGTTTCATAAAAGGAACTTGTATTTCTTTAAACATATTTCTTAATAATTCTTCATATTGTCTATTTATAATTGGAGCCTTTTTACCAGTAATCATATTTATAATGTTTGGAATATGTTCATAATATTTATTGTATTTTAATTTTTTTAATATATCTCTTACTTGTCGATTAGTAATATCTGAAATATTCATATTTATATTTTTTTTTATTTCATACAAAACATTTTGATAAATACAATCTGGTATATCTGTTGCTTCTTTTCCTTGAAATTGCGCGATCCATTCATTAAAATGATTTATTCTTTTATATGCAAAATAACTTATTTCTTTAGGTGTTTCTTTATAAGAAGTTTTATCATTTTCAAATAATACTTTTTCAGTATAACCACATTTTTCACAAAAAACTTCACTTTCTAAAATCTTATATGTTAAATGTTCATTACCACAATTAACACAAATATGTATTTTTTCATCTGCATCTTTTAAATTATCATTTAAATAACAATCGTTAACATTCGCTAAATACGTAATAATTATATCATCCTTTTTTTCTACCGGTTTTTCTTCTTCTTCTTCTTTATCATCTTCTTTTTTAAAGAAATCTAAAATATTATTTTTTTCAACTGGTTTACTTGTATTAAAATCTCGATTATAATAATCATTTAATAATAAACCATTTTTAAGATAATAATTATTAATATTTACATTAATTTCTTTTATTTTATTTTGAATTTCCAGTTTCTTTTCTTCATCTTTTTCAATTTTAAGTTTTCTTTTTAATTCAGATTTTTCTTTTGTATAATCACTAATAATATCATTATGTATAACATCTATAGTTATTCTGGCATCACTATGACATTTTTTTAATGGTTTATCTTTAATAGACATTATAATAGTCTTATATATAATAATTCTTTAAATGTTAACTTTACAATAAATAATTTACATATTAATATGAGACGTATAATGTAGTTGTCTAACAGCATTACAAATAATTTGATGTGATTTATAATTATTATTTGTATTTATTAAAGTTTGCCAACATCTCATATATTTAGTATTCATATCCCATCTTAATTTTTTTGATTTTAATTCTGTTAGAAATGTAGAATAAATATTATCGATAATATCTGATAGATTTTCTTTTTCAATATTATTTAATAAAATTTGTGAATGTTTATTTGTAATTTTCCAACCTTGTTTTAAATTTGATCGATTCGTGTGTTCAATATTTTGATTATTATATTCTTTGTTCATTTATAATCTATAATTCTTTAATTTTTAAATATTATATTAATAAATACAATGGATAATAAAAACGATCAAAATGAAATAGTAAATATTGAAAAAGAAACATTACATAGTAGTTGGATGAGAAATATGTTTCAAATGATAACAATAGGGATTGTATTATTAACATTTTTTAAAACAAATACAAAATTAAAAAAATATTCATTTATACCAATAATAATTATTCTATTAGGCATTTCAGTAGGTATATATTCTGTTATTTATAGCTATTATTTTACATCAACTTTAAGATTATATTATACTTGGAAATATTTAAGTATAATTGTATGTTTTGTATTTACATTAGTTGGAATATATATAGTAAAGAATCATAAAGTTTAATCAAATAAGAATGGACTACCATCATGTTTTACTGCATAATAGCCGCAAAATATTTCATAATTAAATTCATCATCATTTTTTTTATCATAATTTCTGTCACAAGTTTCTGGATTTGTAATTAATTTACCAGAAGCATCCGAATTTGAAACAGGATCATGACCTGTTTTATGACTCCAATTATCATTATTATCTTGTCTATAAAAATGATAATCTAATTTATCACCTTTATTATCAATAACTAATGCAATTTTATAATGTGTGCAATCAATAGGGTCATTTATATCATTTAGTTTTGTTAATCCTGATTTTTCAAAATCTTGTTGGACTTTATTTATAATTTCATCACAATCATAATTATTAAATTCACCTGTACTTAAATCGCCCGGTTGTAATTTTTCAATTCTATTTTTTTCAAGTCTATCGAAAGCATAAGAATAACAATTATTTATTTCATGCATATTTCTATCTAAACTATTCCATTTTTTAGGTTCATATTTTAATTGTGATTTACATGATTCAATGGGACAATACATATTATATATACATATTATATTAATAAAATAAATATTATATATAATATAAATGGATGATTTAATGGCACGTTTCAATAGTTTAAATGAAGGACTACCTGCTGCACAACCAGCACAACCTGCACAACCAGACGCTACTGATGAATTACAAGCTCGTTTAAATGAATTAAGAAATCCTGGAAAAAAAAGAGATTTACCACCGGATGAATTACAAGATCGTTTAAACGAATTGAGAAATCCTGGAAAAATGGAAAAGGAATTAGAAGATTATGAAGCGAGACAAAGAAGATATATGGAAAGATTTGATGAAGATTATGATTTTGGTCAAAGATATGAACCAGGTATGTCATTAAAAAGAGAAGAATTACCATTAGATACGGATGTATATAGTGAGGCTGTTAAGAAAATACAAAAGGTTGAAAGGGGAAGACAATCTAGAAAGAAATATACAAAAAAGAAACCGGAACAAAAGAAATCTAAGAAGAAGAAGAGGGGAAAGAAAAAGAAACGGAAGAAGAGATATTATGGTGGGACATTAACTGCTCGTCAATTAAGAAAAGCGAGACTTAAGCATTTAGGAGAACCAATATCAGATTCAAGCGACTCATCAAATACAAGAAGATTAAAAGAACATTTTTTAACTGGAATCGAAGAGGATACGCATTCATCTAATTTTGAACCTGCAAACGAAGAATTCCCCTTAGGAACCGGTGCACAAGATTGGTTACCAGAAGAAACGGAAAAAGAATTATATAATTCGATTGTGGGAACGAGCCATTATCCAACAATAGAAGATTGTATACGTTTAAAAGAATATTGTGTATTATTTCCTAAAACATGTTATTTAAATAAAAAATTTTTAGAAGAAAAAGTTCATGTATGTCGAGAAGTTGTGAAAACAAATAATGATATAAATAGTTTTTTTAGTTCAAAAATCAAAAAATATCGACTTGGCAATGAAAAACCGCCTTATTTTTATGCTGAATGGCAAGAAGTTCTTGAAGATGTTTTAAAAATGATACCAGAAGATATAGATATTCGTGAAAAAACAAATATAATAAGATATTTACATGAATTAGTTTATGAAATACTAGGAGTAGATTATACAAATTATGATGAATTACAAGAATTTGAAGAATATGGATATTCTACATGGATAGATATAATAACGTATTTAAAAAGGTCCTCACTCAATTCTCGAGAATCTATGATAGAAGAAAAAATTGAGAAATTATTATATAATTTTGGAATTAAATTAAAAAATAAAGGATATCCTATTATACTTATTGAAAATGTTAAACAAGCATTTATGAGTTTATTAAGTATTTATGATGATGTTTAAAGATATACCTGAATGGAAGAAAAGTCATCGCTAGATTAACTTTATTTTTTTAACACAATTTATAATAGAATCCATATATATACTAATATTTATTTTCCATTATTTTCTTTAATGTTTCACGACCAATTTTAATATTTTCATTTAATTCTAATAATTTAATACAATTTGATTTATTAATTTCATATTCATTTCGATATGAAGTTATCTTTTCAATCGAATCTTCATATTTTTTTCGCTTTTTCTTTTTTTCTTCAACATAATGATATTTTAATTCTTTCCCATTATTTGTTTGTATGTATCCTTCAATTACTAATTTACCATATGTTGTTTCATCATGACATTTCTTACATAGAGGAACTAAATTATGTGTATTGTTTTTATGGAAATGTTTAATATTTCCATTTTCATCTGCTTCACATTGTTCAACAATATGATGTGTTTCTTCTGCTTTTTCATTACATATTTTACATTGATCAACAATTACTTTCTTATTATAAGGTGAAGTTTTTAAAATATTTTTCTTATCAATTTTCAAACCCTTTGCAATATCTAAAAACTCTTGTGATAATCCTAATGCTTCACATACTTTCATACCATAAATAGAAGGACCAGAACCTTCTTTTAATTTACGATCATAAATTAATTTATCACCATCATATTTAATTTCTAAATGAAAAATTTTTAAGTTTTCAATCATATTAATTTCTTCATAATCAGTCAATTGATGTAAATGAGAAGTAAATACAAACGAACAATATTTTTGACTTAACATAGATAATCCTGCATATACAATTCTTAAAGCAGAATTCGTTTCTGTTCCCGAACATAATTCATCACCTAATACTAAAGAGCTATCATCTGCTCGATTAATAATACCTCGTAATTCATTCATTTCAACCGCAAAAGATGATTCAGATTTAAATATATTATCATTATTTAATATTCTTGTAAATATTTGTGTATATGGAAAATATTTAAATTCAGAACAAGCAACATATAATCCTGCTTGTGCCATAATTAAATTTAATCCAATAGCTTTCATAAACGTAGATTTACCACAAGCATTTGTTCCAAATAATAATATACCATCTTTATTAAGTGTCACGTCATTTGTAACATATTCAATTTCTGTATTAATTCTTTCTACAATTGGATGTCTCATTTCTTTTGCTTCAATAAAACTTTTTTCACAAGTTACTATTTCAGGTTTATGATAATTATTCAAAATAGAAACTTTTGCATTTGTAGAAGAAACATCTACATCAGCAATAAAATTATGAATATTCTTTAATGTCGTATGATATGTTTCATATAAATGAACCAAAGTTTCTTCATAATATTTCTTATTTAATTTTGAAAGTCTTTTATATAAATCATATTTCTTTTTAGAAATATCTTTCATTAATTGAAATACTATAAATGTATTATTACCATCTTTTGTTTTATAAGTGAAATCATCACTCTTAAATGTATATATAATTTCATTTCCATCTTTTACAATAATTTTATTATCACCTATATTTTGTAATCTTTGTTTAAAAATTTGAGCCCTTTTTTTAGTACAAAAAAGTAACCATTCATCATGGTCTTTATTTTGAGTTATCTTAATACAATCTTTATTTGAATCGATAAATTTACTTAGTCTATCAACTATTAAATCAATATGATGATTATAATATAAAATATCATCGTCAATATCATCAATTGCTTCAAAGTTTTTCTTAATAAATATTGACCTTTCAATTCGTTCAATAGGATCATTTGTAAATAATTTAAAATTAAAAGTTTCAAGTATTTCTTTCATAAAATTTTCATAGTAAAAGAATCTGTATTTATTTTCACTATAATAATTGTTAATATCAGCATTCATTATTTTTCTAATTACTTTTTTAACATATTCATAAGATAAATAACTTGAATATAATTGATAAGGTTGTAAAAGATTTAATCCCATCAATCGTAAAGATTTATCTAAATCACCAATTTTAGATAAATCATTTTGAACAGAATTATAAAAACCATCTTTTCTAAATTCTTCAATACAAAGGTAACGATTTTGTATTTCTTCTATATTAATGGAAGGATATAATAATCTATCTTTAAACATTCTTTTACCCATAGCAGTCGAACATTGATTACAAATTGCTAATAATGATTCATTTTTACCTTTAAAATAAGAATAATTATTCACAACATTTAATTGACGAATAGAATTAGATGTTAGTGTCATATAATTTTTTTCATGATGTTCAATTGGTCTTTCAATATGTTTTAATATATCATTTTTATGTTCTTTGATATAAAAAATCATATACATATAAGACAACCTTAATTCATTTTTAATGCTAATATTTAATTCATCCATTGGATTTAGCATTGTATTCATATTAAAGGTTTGACGTAAAATATCATTCTGATAACTTGGTTTTTTAAGAATAGTATCATTTAAATGATTAATCCTAAAACAATCGTGATTAATATCCCATTTATTAAGGACATCATCACGAGTTAAATTAAAATTTTCTGTTTGAAAAATTAATTCTGAAGCATTATAAAAATTAATTAATCTTGAGATTTCATCAAAACAAAAATCATTATCATTATCATGACTAATTTGATGGATGTAATTCTTTCCAGTTGATAAATCAATTGCAGATATACCTGCTTGAAAAATATCATTGTTCATATAATTAAATTTTTCAATGTAAATACTAAGTAGATAATTTGAACATTTTTTATTATGAAAAATATTAGTTCCAGGTGAAAGAATTTGTGTTACTTTACGTTCTGGATTAGGTGGTTCTGTAATTTGTTCTACTAGAACAATTGTATAATTATTTTCTAATAATGTTGTTAAATGTTTTTCTTGTGAAATCAATGGAAATCCTGCCATTAAATAATCTTTTTGTTCTGGAATACCAGTAACATCATTCTTTGTTTTGTAATATTTTTTACCAACTGCTATATCTAAGACATTGTCGCAAATAGTATGAATATTTTTTTCACCAATCTCATTATTATTATCAATATCAGAACACATTTCAAAAAAAGATCCAAGTTGGATTAAAACAATTGTATTTTCTCCATAGATGGATTTGTAATCTTTAACATAATTATCATAATCCAATAAAATATGTTGATTATTCATTTATATTATTAATATAAGTAAAGAATATATCTTTAATTAATTTTTATATTAATAAAAAAAGATAATTTATATAAATATAATTATTTTATTTCTTTTGACGACTCTTAAAAATTGCTACAGAAAATTTATTTTCTTTTTGAATAGTTTCCATTTTCTTTTTATTATTGATTTGATTATTTTGAAGTGTTCTGCTATTATTATTTCTACGAGCTAGAGCGATAGCAAGCATTTTACATATATTATTATAGTTAATATAATTTTTATATAATTAATTTCAAATTTTTTTTTGTAACCATTCATATGCATCATTGAAAAAGTATTGAGTAGAGAAATACATCAATAATCCAAAAACTACAGCGTGTAATACTAAGACAATCATATGATTAGTACCAATTTTTGTTCCTAAAATTGTTGCTAATCCTAAGTCAACAATATTAAATATTAAAGGGTTTGCTACAATTAAAAATAAAATAGCAGCTGTAATAGATACTTGAACAGATTTTATTGCTAAACTTTGTCGAATACTCATTTTATATTATAACAAATATTTTAAAAATAAATTAAATATTTATAATTATGGGTAGTGTTGAACCAGATTATAGATATAATAGAGATATATATCAATATGAACAAAATCATGGCAATAATACAGAAAATAATGGTTTAGCTGCTATTTTATTTGTATGTTTATCTACACTATTTTGCTATTCCTGTAATATATTTGTTGATAGACTTATAGATAAATATAAAAGATATAAGATAGAAACAAAATTACTATTACCTATAAATATTAAAGATATTAAAGAAAATAAATGTAGTATATGTTTGGAAGAATATATAGAAAATAACGATATTATAAAATTAAATTGTGAACATCAATATCATAAAGAATGTATCAAAGAATGGTTAAAAATAAATAATAATTGTCCACAATGTCGAAAAATTATTATCTAAGTTAATATTATAATGAACTTTAAATTAGGAAAAATCAATAAAAGAGAAGTAATTACATGTTTATTACTTATTATCGTGGGTTATATGAGTGCACGATTATTTACAAGAATGAATGCTGGATTCAGAGTTGGCGGACAATCTGTGCCAGATTATTGTAAAAGTCCAAAATGTTTATATGGGACTTATCCTTATTCTGATAAACAAGATATATGTAATAAAGTAAGTGAATCTAATTGTGAAAAAACATGGTATAAAAATACAGCAAAACGAGGAACTGAAGAAATAGGAATAGGTTGTTATTGGAATAAAGCAGGGAAACAATGTGTTACACCTGGGACAGGATTTAAATCTGCAAGTGGTTGTCTACAAAAAGAATGTTCATATAAACCACCAGCACCTCCAGGCAAAACACCTAAACCACCAGCGCCTACACCACCAGGTAAAACACCAACACCACCAGGTGTAAGTAAAACAACATGGGATTGTACAAATTCAATATGTCAAGAAGTTACAGGGACAAGTGGAAAATATGATAATATATCAGATTGTCGTGCTGAGTGTACTGCTACAAATTATTCCTGTAATGCATCTACAAGTAAATGTGTCCCTGATTCTAGTGGTTCATATACAAATGCTTCAGATTGTCAAAAGGCATGTGATTCCACTGATTGGTCATTTTGGATTGCTGTAATAATTTGGGTTGTAAGTATTGCACCAATAATGGGGGGATTTATAGCTTTATCTGAAGGAGAAGGTTCTTCTATTATAGCTTTTGCTATAGGGGCAATTTTAATAGGAGGAGGATTTGTATCATTTTATTGGAAAAGTATAGAAGGTTCAATATAAGTTATTAAAAAATAAAAAATATAATTAAGTATATATGTATAAGATTTCATTAATATTATTTATAATTTCAATGACTTTTATAACAATTGGAATTGCCCATCAATTAAGTCCATCAAAAGAATCAAGTAGAGAAATAGAATTTGTGCCAAGGACTGTTTATGATGATATAGTTATGTCTACAAGTATTGATTAAATATAATCCATTAAATATAATTTATTAACGACACACTCGATAATAGATATAATCACCGCTAGTTTTACTATGACGTGTAATTTTACATATATCTCCAGGAATACACATTTTTATTTTACTAATAGGGTCTTCTTTAGATATAATAGGTAATTGATCTATTGAACAATTACAATTTTTAAGTATTTGTTGAATACTATCATTATCTCGAACAACTTCATGTTTTGGAACAAATTTATGTTTTAAAATATTAAATTGTAAAGTCTTAATATTAAACATAAATACATTTCGAAAATGTTTTTTTTCAAGTTGAATATCATTATTTTTTATATCAAATTTATCATCTTTAAGATGAAGGTTTAAAGTATTATTAATGTTTTGAATTGTTTCTTTAATATTTTCATTTAAAATTAAGATGATATTATCTGTAGGTTGAATAATATCATCATTATAAAGTGTTTTAATTTTATCAATAACTGTTTTTGTAACTTTAGTCTTTCCATCTTTTTGAAAATTATAATATAATACATGTAATTGATGATCTTTTACAATGCGATGATTTACAGAGAAATTACAAGCATTCCCTTGTCCTTGACCTCCATGACTTAAAATACTAAAAGGATTTTTAGAAGATTCAATTGAAAATAATTTGTCAGTTTCATCAATACTATAAATTGGTAAAGTATCTGTATCATAATCTTCAGATAATACTTCTTTAAGAATTTGCCTCGATTTTGCAATTTGTTTAATAATATCCATTTTATATTTATAATAATATTAATTTATATTTAAATCAAATTTTTTAAAAAAATATATAATTATATATATGGATCAATTAATGAAAATGTTGAATGATGATACAACACAAATTTTACTAGCAATTGTATTAGGTATTGTAATCTGCTGGTTTATCTTTGGCAGAAATTGTGGAAATAATGGATTTAGTGTGGGGGGGCAAATTTGTGTAGGACAACGTAGTGATATGGGTTCTCCATGTATTACACTTACGCAACCAGTATGTCAGCGGGTGCCTGGTTGTAGATGGAATCCAGCACCACCTGCACCAGCACCACCTGCTCCAGCACCACCTGCACCAGCACCACCTGCACCAGCACCACCTGCACCAGCACCACCTGCATCAGCACTACCTGCTCCAAGCCTAGAGATAAAAGAACAGAATATTTTAGATGATATGAAAGTATGCCTTTTAAATTTTATACATTATGATATAATTAATGAAGATACTAAAAGAATAACATATGCGGATGATAACAGAAATGATAATACTTGTAATCTCAATGAGTGTACGATGGATCAATTAAAAGAAATTGCATATAATTATGGTATAGAATTCACATTAATAAATAATGATCCAAGTGATACTAATAATAGATTAGTTGATCAAATTAATAATACATATATAGGTGGACTTACATTAGGCGATATGTTTAGACCATTTATAGCCTTACCAAGTACAACCAAAGATGAAATATATTGTGATGCAAATATAAATACTCTTAGTGATAATAATAACGGACGTATAGATCCACTTTTAAAAATGAGAAGTTCAGGTGATACGGTTGATCCTGTACCTATATGTACAGGATCAACCGCAACAACAGTTGATGATTATATGTCTGATACTAGTACGTGGAGCGTCACGTCTATGACTACTCATTTAGGAAGAGCTTTTACAAATGGTATAGGCACTGTTAGTGGAGGAGAGACTACTCGACACAGTCCTGTCAGAAGAACAGAGTTTTTAACAAATTATATACAGAATGTTTTCGATAGTACAGTACAAAATGGGCTGATCGGTGCCGCCACGACACGACTGCGTAATTATATAATACATACAAAAAGGTTATCAGCATTGACGATAGACAATGATACTAATCTTAGATATATACGTGAAATAAGTGATATTATAGATAAATTTATAGTTGTCGACAGTCCGAACTATATGGGAATACATTATCAAAATATGCCTATATTTATCAGAACATCACAACTGAATGAAGGTCAACTGGAGACATGTACAGCAATAGACTTAGAGAACACAGAGCACACCGCAGAATGTAATAGTGTCGACCTGAGTGGCGGGACGAGAGAGAGTCAGCAAGCGTGTGAAGCCATCGTCGTACCCAGCCCGATGTGGTCTGGCAGAGGCGGCGCGCTGGAAAGGATTTGCCGCTACGCAAGGGGCAGTCGCACTCGATGGCGAGTGATAAGCGATTATTTAGGAAATACTCATCAAGAATTAGGTGGAAATAGAGGCAGCGCAAATTCAATATTATTAAGTATATCAGGTATGGGTTTTATAAGTGGCGAAGATATTTATTTTACTAAACCTGAAGGCGAGGCAGTGCCGAGTCGTATGATCGCCTCACTATCTGGTAATAGAGAAGCATTAACTACATATAATAGAACTTTACATAGAATTCATTATAATTTTTTAAGAAATAATTTCAATGATATAAATTATTTTAACCCAAATCCATGGATAGATATAGATCCGACTAATCCAAGTGTACCAGTAAATGGAAGAAATTATAATAATACAGATTGTGAACAATCGAAACGCGACTATTTACTTTTATGTTCTATTCCGTTCCACTCGTTATTAATGTTTGGCAATATGAAAGCAGGAAGACTAGATTATTATTTAGATTTAGAGCAAGATGAAAAAGATTTAATTACACGTCAAGATTGGACTGATTCATCTCAAAGTACTCCATACAAAAAAGTAAGTAATCTAGGAATAATAAAAGATATGAATACTAGAGATTATATTAATATACGTAAAAGAAACATAGAAGGGTATCGCAGTGTACAAAAATGTAGATTAATTCATATAGACGATCAAACTGTTTATAATCTTATTTTCAATAATTAATTATCTTCTTCATCATCTCCTTCCGTATATTCATAATTTATATTTTTATCATATTGATTTGTATAGATTTGATTTAAATGATCAAATAAAACATGATTTGTAATTTTAGCAGGAGTTATTACTCTTGGAGCAATTCCCATAGTTTCTAATTCTTGTAATAATAATTTACAAGTATAAGGTATCTCTACAATTGTTTTGTTATTAGAATTATTATCATAAGATATTAATCCTGTATATTTATCGATTTGTACTTTATACTTATCTGATCTTTCCATAACACTTTCATTCAAGAATCCTGCTGTTCCATGACCTAATATACTATCCCTTTCCATTTCACCAATTCTAAGTCCACCTTCATTTGCTCTACCTGCAGCAGGTTGTCGAGTTAATGATTGCATTTTTCCTCTCCCTCTAGAAAACATTTTATCTGCAACCATAATTTTAAGTCTTTGATAATATGTTGGTCCAATAAATATACTTGTTTTAAGTTGTTCACCAGTTATACCACTATACATAACTTCATTCCCATATTTTTCATATCCAAAAGTTTCTAATAAATCAGAATATACACTGATATCATTATTTTGAAATGGCGTTGCATCACCATAATAACCCGCCATAACAGAACTTTTACCTAAAACAACCTCTAATAATTGATTAATAGTCATACGACTTGGTATAGCATGTGGATTAATCATTAAATCTGGAACAATGCCTTCATTTGTAAAAGGCATTTGATGTTGTTCAAGTAATAATCCACACATTCCTTTTTGTCCACAGCGACTTGCATATTTATCACCAACATCTGGAATTTTTTCTTTAAAAATTCGAATCTTACAATTTCTAAGATTATCTCTATTCTTAGTAACAACAACCTTATCAACTTTTCCACTTGACATAAATTTAACTGTTTTACCAGATATATCTTTGATTATTTTTCCATTCGGTAAAGTTTTGTGATTCATTTTTGAAACTATAACATCATCATAATCTACATATTCTCCTTCTTTAACAATACCATTTTCATCTAATTTATCAAAGTTCTTTTTACTTTTCTTTAAAATATCACTTAAATTCTTAGGATTTATAAATTGACAATTTTCACAAGGTCTATCCCCAGCATCTTTACTTTCACTATCTTCATAACTTCTAAAATACATACTATTAAACATACCTCTTTCAACAGAAGAACGATTTATAATAATAGAATCTTCTTGATTATATCCAGTATAAGAACATATTGCAACAACAATATTCATTCCATTTGGTAATCTATCTACATTTGTATATTTCTTATATCTTGTAGCTACAATAGGTTTTTGAGGATAATTTAAAATATGTCCGAATGTATCAAAACGAGTATTATAAGCACTACTATAAACACTTACCGCTTGTTTTGTTTGTTGACAAGAAAATACATTTCTTGGATATTGACTATGTTCTGGAAAAGGAATTGATAAAGCAAGTGGTGAAAGAATAAGAGAACTATGAATTTCAGAATGTGTATAATTTTTATCAATAGAATAAATATCTTTTGAAATAAAACAATATTCACTTTCTATAGAATCAATATATTCAATTGGTGCTGCATTGTTTTCTAAAAATTCTAAATAATCATCTTTATGTTCGTCTTTTATTTGTTTTAAATAATCTTTAAAATATTCATTATTATAAACAGAAATTTCTGGTAATCTAGTTAACATATATCCATGAATACATTTTTTCCAACTACTCATTAAATCAGTATTTCCTAATATTAAATCATTAACCTTTTCTCCATCTTTGTTATATTTTAATTTTAATACAGGGCGAACAATCCTTCCACTATCTGTAAAAATATAAAATTCATTTAATTTAGAATCCCAAGAAATTGATGTATAAATATTAATAATACTATTCAACTTAAATAATTTAAATATTTTCAATAAAAATTCAGGATCTTTATGTAATCCAATCCATTTACCATTAATAAATACTTTACATAAATTATATAAATTTTCAGTAATAATATCTTTTAAACTTAGTAAATCATGATCTTTTAATGCTTCATATATTCCATCATCTGTAATATTAAAAGATATTGTACTAATAATTGATAAATGATTTACAATACCTACATTCCCACCGTCTGGAGATTCTGTTGGACAAACAAATCCCCATTGGGAATTATGTAATCTTCTTGGACCAATTGTTTTACTTGATCCAGGTAATGGAGTAATTAATCTACGAATATGAGAAAGAGTTCCAAGCATAGAGTTACGATTTAAATCTTGAACAATACCTTGTCTAGCAGAAATACCAGTACCAAATACACCACCAAAAGAATTACTAATTTGATTCATAATTTTATTATCAAAAATAGATTTGATATTCTTTTCATTAATAATATTTTGAATATCATTCCCTGCCTCTTTAATATTAAATTTGTATTCTTTATCAATAGTTAATGAAACATTTCTTTGATATTTACCCCATAATTCACGATACAATTCTAATAATAAACTACCTGGTGTATCTATTCTTTTATAACTATAAGAATCTCTATCCGTATAATTAATAACTTTTAAATGAGTTAATAAAATCTTGCGAACAGAATAAGCTAAAAATTTAGCTTTTGCAAAATTATCAGTTTCATAATTTGGTAAGAAATTATTATTTAATATATCAATTGTATTAATATTTTCTTTTCCTTTTGTATTCATTGAAATTAATTTATAAGCATTTTTTTGTGTATATATAGGTTGAGAATCTTTAATAGAAATAAACAATTCATCTAATAATTTATTTTTTAATTCTTGACTATCTGTGTCATATATAATCATATTTAGAATTTCTCGATCTGTTTCAACTCCCAATGCTCTAAATAATATAAATAATGGTAATTTAATATCAATCCCTAATATTCTGACTAAAAAATGTTTTAGATTTTTCCCAGATTCTATTTTAACATTTTCATATGATATTACATTTGTCCTAGATGATTGAAAACCTTCTTTAGAAACAGATTTAAGATTTCCCTGTAAAATAATTTTAGGATCAGAAGATTTTGTAATATACAATATATTATTAACTTTCTTTTCTTGAGATAATATTACTTTTTCTTTTCCTTTAATAATAAAATAACCTCCTTGATCATATGGACATTCACCTAGTTCAGTTAATTTTTGACTTTCCAATCCATTTAATAAACAAGGTTTTGAATGAACCATAATTGGTAAAATACCAATATTTATTTTTTCATAATTTTTATAAATTAATTTTTCTTTACCATCAATTTTAAAAGTAATACCAATATTACAAAAAATATACATTGCATAAGTTAATGATCTTAATCTTGCATCATTTGGAAACATATAACTCATTTCTTTATCATTACTATCATAAATAGATGGTGTTGATAAAAAAATATTATTATCTGAAAATTTATTGCCATCTTTATCAAATCTTTCTCCAAAATAAATACTAATTTCATATTTAAATTTTGTACCATCTGAAATTGGTTCTTTATAAATAATTAATGGATTTTCTCTTTTAATAATATATTCAATACCATTTGTTTTAGAATAAATAAATTCATTAAATGAATCCAATTGATGTTTTGATTTATAATATTCATTATCACGAAAATATGTATCTATTAATCCCCAAATATCTAAAGGATATTTTTCTTTTAATGATAAATAATCAAAAGGAATTTCATATTCTTCTTCTTCTTCCTCTTTTTCTTCATGAACCTCATCTTCTTCTTCTGTATCATCATTAAATAATTCTGGTTCATCTGTATTATCTGTTTTATCATCTTCTTCTTTACTGACAATCTTTTCTTCTTGTTTAGGTTGTTCTGGTAATTTAGTTGTAGGTGCTTCTATTTGACTAGTAACATTATCATCTTCTTGTGCTTCAATTACTTCTTCTTCAAATGTAGGTTCAGAAACAACAGCACTATCATCAGTAACTGCTACAGTTTCATCAATATCATCTTCTAATGCTCCACCATAAAAATTATTATCACCATAATTGTCGTCCTTATGTAATGTTACACCACTATCTATTAACATTCCTCTAATTTCTTCTTCTTTTTTGTTACCTTGTATATCTTTTATATCTAATACAATTCTTTTCATTATTATTTTTAGAATATATTATTTTACTTAAAATCTTTTTAAATTATATATATATAAAATGCCAGTAAATCAATTATTTAGAACAATGCCAGATAGATCATTTGTAATCTCTTTATTGAATTTATATGGAATAGAAGATTTTAATGATACAAGATACTTTACACGTGAAAATCTTGAAACATTAAATACTGCAGAAGAATTAAAAGAATTAGAAGATAAATTACGAAATTATTATATTCCATGCAAAGCAAAAACATATTTAGAAGAGATTACAATTCCTAGAAGCATTGTTATTCTAAGACAATTTTTAAAATGTCATGGCTATACATTATTTTCAAAAGAAAAATTTATTAAAAGTAAGAAACATACAATATATAAAATTGTTACAATTGATAAAGAAGTGTCAACGCCGCAAAAAAAAGAAAAAGTTGTTGTTAGTTTTGATTGATTAATAAAGTTTATTTTTTACATATGCCAAAACTCTTTCTATGCCATTTAGTAACACCATATTCTTTTATAGCATCTAAATGCCGTTTTGTTCCATATCCTTTATTATTTCTTAAATCATATTTTTCTAATTCGGGATTTTCATCAACTAACTTATTGATCCATTCATCCCGATAAGTTTTTGCTAAAATACTTGCTGCTGCAATACTTTTGTATGTATTATCACCATCTACAACACATATATGATTGATATAATTGTCATTTCTATCACTGTAAAAATCAAAATGATTACCATCAACTAAGATTGTATCAATATTAATAATATCTGTAATATTGTCTAAACATTGATGCATACCCCTTAAAGTTGCTTGTAATATATTATATTTATCTATATCATCATGATCTATTAATACGATACTATATGCAATACTATTATCTTTAATATAATCTTTTAGTAATGTTCTTTTTTTTTCACTTACTTTCTTAGAGTCTCGAATTTCTAATTCGGGGTTAGGATCTTCATCTAACCATATAACACCAGCAACACAAACAGGACCAAATAAACAACCTCTACCTGCTTCATCCAAACCAACTTCAATTTTATCGGTTTCATAAAATTGTTTTAACATAATGATATTAATTTAAATTAAAGATGTATTTTTAAATATTTATTTAATAAACTAGTTTATTCTTTGTCACGAGCAACAATGACAAATTCCGCTATAAATCTTGCTTTACCTGATTCAGAAAAAGCAGCACCTTTATTTAATAAAGTAATATTACCAGTAATATTATGTAATTTTGTAGGATTTATACTACATACAAAATTCATTTTTTTACCTTTATGTATTTGTGCCGTATTATCAGTTGTTGTTTCATTTGGAATTATTAGATTATTAAAATTATTTGATACATTACTATTTGAATTTATATTAAATTCATTTATAGTTAGTATAAATGCTATTGCATTACGATCTACTGCATTTGTAGCAGAATCAAAAGTAACAAAAGAATCTAAATATATATCTGACAATTTATCAATGATTAATGGTTCATGTAATTTAATATTAAATTCATTTGCAGCAGTTGTTAAAGGTGTAGTTCCCATACTGGCATCATTATCTATAACATCCAATATCAAAGTTTTCCTTTCTCTTCTTTCAAAACTGTAATTAGTATTTTGGTATAATGATAATTTAGCATTTTCTTGATGTTTTTCCATTTGTTTACCCCATTCCATATTATATTATTATTAAATATTTTATTTATTACAAACCAATAAATAATAATAAATGATTTATTGAATCCATTATAAATAAATTCTTATATTTATATTTGTTATACGTAGAATACAATACAAATAATATAATTGTCATAAATAGATTTAAATTATTATTTATTTTAGGAGGTAATTCTGTATAGTTATTTAATTGACTTGTAATAATTCTAAATAATACAAAACATACCATAAAATAAATTGGTCTATTTTTAAAGATCAATAGATATAAACTATATAGTAATGTAATAAATAATAATAAATATATATATGAGTGTTTTTTAGTATTTTTATAATATTCTTTATAGTTATATAATAATTTATATAGATGTACAAATAATATATAAATAAATAATCCTTTTAATAATATTATTTTTGTCTTATAGATTAAAAAAGACAGAAGTAAAATAATATTTATTTCTCTACCAATATCTGTTAAGTACATTATATTATTTAAAAATATTTTCTTTATAATTTATAAAGATGTATAATTTAGTTTATATGGCAAAACCAATTTATGGAGGATGGGTAACTTATACAGCACATTTGTCTTTAAAAAATGATTATCCTATTTATAAAATAGGTAAAAGAACAGAAAAGAATACGAGAGATTATGGTTACAATTGTAAATATCAGAATTTAGTAATAGAAGATTTAATAAAAAAAGAAAATTTAATGATTACTGCATTAGATAAACATTATTATGAATATTTACAATATTTTCCAAAAGATACAATCTTAGTTATACATGATCCAACAGAACTTAAAAATAAAAGTAATCCATTAATACGTGATGGATTAATTGACCGGTTTAAAATAATTACAATCCGTCAAACTGTCAAAGATTACTTAATGAAAACTTATAAATTTGAATCACAATTTTTAACACATCCATTTTATCAATACGAAAAAAATAAACTGAGTATGAATAATTATGCAGTGAGTATTAGTAGAATTGATTTTGATAAAAATATAGATATTATTTTAAAATATAATAAACTTATTGAAAACGAGGATAAAGAGATTAAAATATTTGGAAAAGAAAATCGATTGTATGTTCATCACAAATTAAAAGACTTAAATTTTCATGATTATTGGCATGGTTCATATCCAAAAAATCTACCAATGACATATACTACAGCTGGAATAGAAAAAGATATATTAAAAGATTGTAAATTTATGGTTGATTTATCAACAATAAAAGATGATGGTGGTGGAACACAATATACATTCTTAGAAGCAATCTATAATGATTGTATATTGATATTGAATAGAGAATGGATAGATAAAGGAGATTTATTTGTAGAAAATGAAAACTGTTTAGCAGTCAAGGATGAATATGAATTAAGGGATATTTTATTGGATACGAGAGAATATGACCGTGATAAGATTGTAGAAAATGCCAGAAAGATATTAGAAAATCATTGATTCATAATTAAGCAAAAATCATAGAATAGCAAACAAAATAATATGATCCAGTGTATTCTTGTATTTATTTTATATATTTTTAACATTCTTACATAATCATGGAAAGGTCTATCTATATCTACACCACAATAAATATTTGTTATTTCTGTTAAAATACATTTTTTATAAGTGTACCAATGAAATAATACACATACAATGACTATTAAATGATACAATGGGTTGAAAAATAATCCACCAAAATATAAGTATATTGCAAATATATGATGAAAAAATAATAATAATTCACCAGGAGTAGTATTACAAGTAGTTGTAGAACGATCCATAATATATTGGCAAAGGACTAATACAGAAAATGTAATATAGTTGTTCATATATTAATTATAATATTATTATATGATATGATATGATATGATATGATATGATATGATATAAATTTAATCACCTGAATCATCACAAAAATTTCGTCCGTGTAGGCCTTTATATAACTTTGCAACTACCGATGCAAAGTTATTACTGTTAATAACAATCTGAACGCGGGCATCCACCTGGGATCGAATCTCATATAAAGTTTGTCCATCTGTTTTGATGTATATCCATAAGAATTGATAGTAAGTATTTATACTATCTGGTGTTGCAAAACCTTCTCCACTACCCATAAACAACCATTCTCTTAAAAAATAATTCATAAAATTGGAATCCATCGGAATTATATATCCTTCTCCGAAAATACTTGGGAGATTATTTATCGCTTTTGCAAGTTGAATTATTATATCCATTATTTTATCAATTACCGCTTCCCCGTGATATTGCTCTTGCCCCTGCAAAAGTAATTGAACAGCAGATTCCATTGTCGCTCCTGATTCTTTTAAAAAATCAAACACGGACTCAAATAAATTTAATATTATAGTTAAATTTATGTCATTCGTTTCAGGTATATCCAAACATTGTATAATTAATGCAGCACATTCTGATGGTAATTCTATCATGCCAGGAATGAGTGTTGCTACTTCTATACCTGCTATTATTTGTACAGGAGTTCTGGATTCACCTATAAAACCTAAAATTGCTTCTACTATTTTCTTGGTTACATCTTTTCTTACAGATTCATCAATCTCTGAAAACATCTCATTTATTCGTGAACAGACTTCTGTATATAATTTACCAATTTCTCTATTTCTTACTAACTCCTGCCGGAGCTGCGCAGGGGTAAGCGCCATTGTTTCTGCGTCTGTCCCCTCAGTCTCGCTCGAATCTATTACCCTGAATGGAGGTGTACGTTCAGATATTTCAACATCTTCAAGACCTGGAGGGTCACCTATATGTGCTCCAGTATCATCAATCTCTTGTACATAAAAATTACATTCGTCAAGTTCCCTTTCTACTAGTGCTGTTTGTGCTTCATCTCTAGTTTCATAGGCAGGTGATGGCGGAGCTGAAACATCTGGATTTCGACTTTCTATAGTCCAAAACGTTGGTATACCAATACTAAAGTCATCTTTATGATTCAATAATACGAATAATAATATACCAAATATTACAAATATTAGATATCGAAGCATATATATATATATATATAAAATATTTTTGTTCATATATTAATTATAATATTATTATATAATATATTATGCCCGATGATAAAGTATGTTTAAATTGTAAAGTATTAGAACAAAATACACGAAATGTGCCATTATTTGCAAAAAGAGAAGGAGAAAAATCATTATTACCAACAATTATTAGACTAGATAAATATAATCCTAAAGGTGTTTTACAAGAAGAATTTCCAACACTTACAGATTTAAGTACAAAAGTATTAATGGAATCAAATAAAAGAAATACTTGGGTATTTTATTGGGCTGCAACAAGGAGCAAAGATCCATCCCATATAATGAGTGAACGAGATGCTTATGGTTCAAATACAAATCATGGTATACTTAAAACAGATGATAATGGAGATGCAGAATTTGTATTAAATTGTCCACAGCCTTATAGAGCAGGTAATATAACATATCCTAGACATGTTCATTATACATTTTTAACAGATGATAATATATGGAATGAAAATATAAATAGTATGGTTGTATTATGTCATATTGATTATGAACAAATGGATAAAATAAGTCAAACTAAATCACATATGATTATTAATGCTCTTCCTGAAGAAGAATATGAAAAAAATCATATTCCAAATAGTATAAATTTATATTATAAAGAATTATCTGAAATGAATAAAATTGAAAGAAAACACTTCTTAAAAAGATATGTTAAAAAAAACATAGATAAATATTCAAAATTAGAAGCATTAGTAAATTCAAAAAAATTAAAATTAAAAGAAATACCAATTGTTACCTATTGTTATAATAAAAAATGTAATGCATCTTTCAAACTAACAGAATACTTAATTGAAGCAGATTTTGTAAATGTGATTGAATATTCTGGAGGTATTGAAGAATGGTTGAAAAAAGAAAAAGGTGAATCAGAAGAAGAAGAAGTTAAAGAAAAAGATGACAATAAGGAAAAACAAGAAGATGTTAAAGAAGGGAAAGAAGTTAAAGAAAAAGAAGATGATAACGATGATGATGACATGAGAAAGGTAGAATATGAAGGTCAAGAGTATTATATACATGAGGATACAAATGATGTAAGTAGTGCAGAAGATTATGAATTAGTCGGTAAATGGGACCCAAAAGAAAAAAGAATATTATGGTTATCACAAGTTAAAAAAGAAAGGGCGAAAGGTGACGATAACCCTAAAGAAAAAGAATACAATAAAATTGATAATAAAAAAGATGTTAATCCTAAAGAGAAAGAACAAGATAACGATGGAATTATTGGATTAGATGATAAATACAAACAAAAATTATATGTTAATAAATTAGATAATCCTAAAAAAGATTTAGAAGAAAATCGTGAAACGGAAGATAAACCAGATATAGATAAAAATGATAAATATATAGAGGATACAACAACAAGTGAAGAAGAAACTTTTACAACTGATGAAGAAACAGATGAAGAAATAATAGAAGAAAGAGATATTAAGGGAGGTACAAAAACATTAATTCGAGAAATAGAAGAGAACAATGAATCGATAAAAACAAATAAAAAGATAAAAACAGAAAGTGTCAATCAAGAATATAAAAAATGGTTCACATTTTTCTAAAAAAAAAATATATATATATATATATATATATAATATATAATGGATAGATTTATAAAAATACTAAGATATTTGTTATATTTTATAATAGGTGTATTAATATATTGGATAATTAAAAATTTATTAAATAATTTTAATAAATGTAATAATTTCAATAAATGTAATAATTTTAATAAATGTAATAATTTCAATAAATGTAATAATTTCAATAAATGTAATAATTTTAATTTATGTAATAATTTCAATAAATGTAATAATTTAATCCCTTATAAAAATATAGAAAAATTTAGTATTGGTATACAAACCTACGGTATAGACGACAGAGCAAGGTTCAGCCAAGCTTTAAATGATTTAAGCGGCGCAGCAGGAGGGGATTATAATTCTGAACGATATTTACATGATCCAAATTTATTAATTTCTAATCCAGAACTTTGGAGATCATATGAATCTTCCCCATTATTACGAGATACTCAACCGCGTTGGTTTAGAGCATTTATGCGAAATAGTGTCGTCGGAGATGGAGAAGTCAAATTACCTACATATTCAGAAACATTAACTATGAGACCAACAATTAGGAAATCAGAATTGATAGCAAATCAACCAGATATTAGGATTGATAATATAGATAGTAATTCATTAGTTAAAGATAATAACCAAGTTTTATTATATCCTAGAACAATTCACCGACATGTCAGCGACCCCCCCCGCCCCCGTGGTATACATAGTCTAATGGGGGACGCAGAAGCGTGGGATGGTACAATAGATGATAATAGTTATGGAGATCAAAGTATGAGTTTTGCTGATAATCTACCATGTGGACAGATTGAAAGATTTGGTTTAATTATTCCGCCAATGTTAGAAAGTTGTAAAGTCATGACTGTTCAAACAAACGCTATGGTTCGTAATACAGAAATATTACCAACTAAAGAGGGAGACGAATCGCTGGTGGAGTTTGAGGCGCGGCGGGATGTGTCGCTAATGGGAACAATTCGTGCGGGGACAAAGGTTAAGGTTTTAGAAATAAAAGAGAATCGTGTATATGTCAAACTCTTAGGTTTACCTAGATCTGCTAGCTGGAACTCTCGAGGTGACTGGGGTGGTCCTAGAGATGAATACGATAGATTACCTAATACTAATACTATAAAAATGGATGAACCCACTGAAGGTTGGATCAGTAAAGAAACAGGGGTAAGAATATTAGATTTTTATGATCCAGATAATGATGTAATTACACTCGGCTGGTTACCATTAGATGGACATTATATAGCATCAAGTTTTGAAAATTCAAATATTATGGGTAATGGTCCATGGGATACCTCGGGTGGTGGAAATAGAAATAACGAGGGAAATATGCCACAAAAAAGTTCATTTAATTTTTTAAATGCATCTGGAATTATTGTAAATAGAGGTTTAAATTTTATAGACCGTATAACGCCTAACGATAGGATGGTTATATGGCGTGCTAGTAGTATTAAAGTTCAAACCCCATCAATGACAGTATTTCCAGACAATAATACAGATGCACAAAGAATAGCACCTCATTTAATGTCACATCGTAAAGGAACTTTGGAAGAAGAATTTCAATATAGATATGATAGAACTATTGACGGCGACAGAGCGCTGAGGGCGGCTATCGAAGCGGAACTTGATCCCGAAGGACATGAAATATACTTTAATACCCCCCCCGACTCAGAGTGGGGTGGAATGCGGGCGGTGGTTTCAGCCCAGAATCCATATTATCAAAGTAGCAAAAGGAATGTTAGTGTATATTACATGCATGCAGTAAAAGAAGGGGACGCGAACGGGACAAATATACCCGATTCATCAAGACAACTTGATCAAGCTCCTAATAATAGATTTGTACAAGAATATGATATTTCAGGTATATCAAACGGTCATAGATTAGCATTAGGGGAGGCGGTCCGAGTAAAAAGGAGAACGGGTGCGTGGGTAAGGGGAATAGTAATGGCTAATACAATTGGTAGGGGGTCAACGGAATTGGATGGCAGAACTATCCCTAGCGATACAATATCTATATTATATATACCTGATGAAAGGAGTGATGTCTGGATCAAGGAGAACTGGGAAGATCTCATTGATGATGAGAAGATGGCAATAAGAACACTCTACCCCGGCTTTAGAAAAGAATATTGGCAAGAACGTTTTGAGGCCTTTGGCAACATCGGGTGGTCCGATCTGGTCAGTGGAACGACCGAGGAAGCCGCCATTCGATTGCAAGCGGCCACGGTCCTCGGCATGTCAGAGTCCAACTGGCCACCGACCTTCCCCCGACAGGGTAAAGATATTAGAATAAACGAATTATATTCATTAATTCGTATAGGCGATGGAACTGAAAATATATGGGATAAAGAAAGTATAAGTATCTATGGAACAGAAGAATACCCATTAACAACATGCCAGAATATGATATGGCCTGCTCCAAGACCAGATGTATATCAATTAATGATAAAAGGAAGGGTTTTATTAGATCCAAATCGCTGTTATGCTCATTTAATAAGAAGTAAATATAAACCATTATTAGACACTTTTGAATCGTTCGATATAACTGACCCGGTAGATCCTACTCGTTTCGATTATATAAGGGCAAATGAAAGATTAAGGTGGAATCCTGAAAAAATATTATCAACTGGAAGAGGTCGACTTCCCATTCCGAAAACCGGGTTGGGAGATGATTGGCAAGATGGTTATATAGGAGGAACCGCTCATAATCAGAATGGTTATACAGTTGAAGGACTTGCAGATGCAATGATAAAGACAAATTATATGATATTAAATACATTAGCACAATCATTATGGCATTATTTATTTCATCATCCTGATAGGCTTAACAATCCTTTAATAAAAGTTGTTATACCGCCTGTTACAGGAGAAACACGTCGTAGATTAGATATTATTACAAGTGGTACGTTAAGGGATAGCGAACCCTATGGTGTCAAAGATAAATTAGACGATAATGCTAGTGATATAGATGATTACTATAATAATATGATGATATTAGTTAGAGATTCTAATGGAATTTTAGTTGGACAAGGTATAATAAATAATTATAGTGGTGGGACCAAAGTTTATACTACAGGCATCACGTGGACTATTGAGGGCTTTTTCGATGAGGGTTCTAGATATGAAATCTTTCAACCTCCCCCCGGTTATATAGCCGATTATATAGAAGAAAGAGATTATTTTGTTGAAAGACAATATAGTGCTTTTTATGATAATGCACGAATGCCTAATCTTCCAGGCGATTTTCAAAATCCACATTTTCAAACGATGTTAGGTATAATTAATGATCCTCAATTTGAAATAAAACATGGATTAGGGTCAAGCATTGCTAAAGGACAATGGTATGGAATGGCAGATAAATATGCACAAAACTCTGGGAGAAATAAAGCAACAGACCCGGAATATGCAGAAGCAGATTTTCATAGAATGAGAGTAAGGGCACATATTCAAAAGGGTTTAAATGTGATAAATGAAATAAATGGAGTAGAAGTTGTTTATAAACATTTAGCAAATATGAGTATAGTTGAACCTGGATCTCAACAAATTCAGGTTCGACTGCCGCATCGGAGGAGAAGAGGGGACCCGATTAACACTTATACAGATAGATATAATGAAGTAAGTGAATGTTTTTCCCCTCCTTTAGGATATAGCTATTCAAATAGACATAAAGAAGATATAAGACATACACAACACATACATAATCATCAAAAATATGGTCATGTTGGATATATTAAATCAGATGATGAGTCTAGTGGGGGTAATTATATATTAGAAGATAGCTATTATTATAGAGGAGAGTTTATAACTTTAACTATAGTTAAAAATACTAAAGTATATGTATATGGTATGCCAAATGGTGGGATAGGTGATACAGCATATAGTGATGGTTCAACAGTTCCTAATAATGAATTAGTATATGTTTATGTTGTGGAATGGCCAAGTGAGAATCAGATAGATATTGACTCTGCCATAAACCCTGAGGGCGCCGCGCGGCAAGCTACCGAGGGGATGCCGCAACCATATCATAGAATATTAAAAGTTCCAGTAACACAAATAGGTTATATGGGTTTAAGAATAGATACACCTAAACCGAATGATTCTGTGAATTCAAGATTTCCTTCAACAAATAATTGGACTCCTCTTACTATAACTAATGGAACAAATATAGATGATTGTGCTGTATGGTTAGTCGGATGTAATCCAGGAAATTTAGCATTACAATATCCTATAGAAGGTACTGGACAAATAGATACATTAAGGTATGAAAGAAGAATTCAACCAAGGGCATTGGGATTATTAACAACTTTAACATGTAATCCAAGACAACAAGAGAGTAAAATGACTATAGAAATCACAGAAGAAGGTGTGGGCATACAGGCACCAATTCCTGAATCTAATACAGAGGATGTGTCAACTATGCAACAAGTTTCTGAAGCTGATACTACACAACAACTACCGATAGTTCCAGGCACGCATGTCCGTAGTTCAGGAGGGTCTGGAGTAATACAATTAAGTAATAGTAGAAAATGTGCAGCAATGAGGGCATGATAAAATATTAATTTAAAATTAATGATTGATATTAATATAAATGCAAACAAAAAGTAAAGAAACCAAAAAAGAAAAAAAGAAAAGATGTTTTTATTGTAAGAAGCGATTAAAATTATTAGAAGAAAATCTATGTAAATGTGGAAAAATATTTTGTCCTAAACATAGATTGTATCATTCACATAATTGTCCTTTAATTAAATCAGAAGATCATAAAAAAAAGATAGAAAAAAATAATCCAAAAATACAAAATGATAAAGTAGATAAAATATAAATATTTTTAATAAGTGTATTGCATTTTTTTAATTGCTGAATGTACACGTTTTTCAGAAATATTACAATCTTTAATTAAGAATGTCATTAATTCTGAAATATTTCTATTTGAATTATGAAATGGTAATTCATCAGGGTTTAATTTATCTTTGTATAACATAAATAGTCTTTTTGCTTTATTACATTTTTCAATGTAATCTTCAGGAATATTATATTTTGGTTTACTTTCAACAAATTTTTCAATTGAACCGAATTCTTTCATAATAGATAGTGCTTTAACATTTCCAACTCTTTGAATATTCGAACAATAATCACAACCACATAAGATACATAATTCAACAAATTGTTCATATGTTAATCCAATATCAAATAGTAGTTTATCTAAATGAATAATGCTAATTAAATCTTTTCTTTTTTGAGAACGATCTAAACAATTACGAATAAGATTTGGACATCCAAAAGGTAGAGTATCCATATCTTCTGTAACAACATAATCTACATAACCAATACGACATAATTCACTTGCGACTGCTTCAGCTTCACCATCAATATGTAGATATGAAACACCCATTAAATCTAAAAGTCGTTTAATATCATCTATATGTGTTTTTGTTAAACGGATACATTGTTTCTCATATTTTTCTCGTTCTATATCTGTAGTTGCTTTTTCTAAACCAGCTTTTGCACATTCGGCTCGTACTTGTCTATTTTTAATAATTTCATCTTTCTCTTCAGGCGGTTTCCCATCAAAAATATAAATTGGTGTCACATTCATAGATAAATAATTAATTGTTTTGTAGAAAATACCTGAAATGTGACTTGTAACTTTATCATTATCATTTTTTAAAGATTTACCATTGTATCTGACATTCATTAGACATTGATAAATAAATAGACTTGCATCAATTGCTACTTTCCGTCCAGATAATTTATGTAATTGACTTGTTTCAATTGAATCAGGGCTATTAACCTTGATTAGTTTCGTAAGATTTTTAATACCCATAGTATTATATTATCTATTAAAAAAATAAGTTTAAATATTTTCAAATTTTATTTAAATCAGAAACAAACTTGTTGATTGCCATCCAAATTTTAATCAGAAACAAACTTGTTGATTGCCATCCAAATTTTAATCAGAAATAAACTTGTTGATTACAATTCACGTTTAATAGTTTCAACAATACTAATTCTTGAACTTAATAATTCATCCATTGGTGTATTCAGAATCCATCTATAATTTGTATCTGTATCTAATTCTTCATATGGTATACTAATAAATAATAAACTTGTAGGATCTTTGAATTGTAAAGGCATCTTACCTAAGAAAGCATCCATATGTATTTTACGATCATTCATATTATATGAACCATCACTCTTACAACAATAATGTTTATGTACAGGATTTGTATAATGAATAGCTTCACCTAAAGGTTCAGGATCTTTTCCAACATGATTATATAAATATTCATGTTGTTTTGCAAATATAAATTGTTCTAATAAGTTTTTATATGACATAATAGCAGATGACCCCTTTTGTGCTCCAATAATTTTATTATTTACAGCTGTAAAAGTGCCATTAAAAGGATCACTATTTGTAATATTTGGAGATGTTCCAAATGTCACTAATTCATAATTTCTAACATCATTTAATAATCCTCTATAATCCCTTTTTAATGCAACAGTATATGGAGAAATCCATAACCCACCATATCTTTCTAATAAATATGCCCCTAATAAATCAATTACTTTCTTTTCTTGATAACCACTATGTTTTAATCTAGATGGGAAATCTGGAACATATAAATGAGCATTCTTTCTATTTATAATAATTAAATTTACATCATGTTTATCCATATTTCTTAATAATGTTTCAATACATAATTTTTGAAAAGGATATCTATAATTATAAGATAATTGTGGATATCTCCAATTCATTTTAAAATTATAATCTTCATCTTGGCAAAAAGTCCATACATTAATTTTGCCATTATTGACTTGTGCCATAACTCTTGGATCAATATCATCTAAAATAGGTTGATTTTCAATTGCATTTGGTTTTGGTTTATTCATACTGTAAATTAAAGCAGCAATTCCAATAAATATGATTATGAGTAATAGATTATCCATTATATTAATATAAATATAATAAATTTAAGAAAAGTTTAAAATAAATATAAAAAAAATATAATATAATAAGATTATGTCATATGAATCTATTGTTAAAAAGATTCTAGATAATATTGTAAAAGAAATAAATCGCGAAGAAAATATGGACAAAATAAAAAAAAATATAATTGAACCAATTATTCATAATACAGTCTATCAAGTTTATCCATACATACTTATATTTATTATAACAATGATTACATTATTTGTATTAGTATTTACAATATTATTCTTAAATATTCGTCAGTGCTATAAAGATTAATAAGGCCATTCACTATTATTCAGTTTATTTGTAATGATATCCCATACATATTCTTCATCTGAAGAGATATACTTAGGTCGTTCACCTTTGAATAAATCAAAACTATAACTATAATAATTGTAAGGCATTCGAATAGTATTTGACAAAGGTTTAATGTAATTTCTCCAGAATAATTCCCTTCGAATATATTCATCTCTTTTTTCATAATAATTTGCATTTCTTTTTTGAATGGTTTCAGGTGTATCAGAACCAATCTTAGTACATTTCCAAATAGAAACAGTATATCCATATGTATTTGCCTGACCCCACGTTTCATATTTGTAATTTTCAAAATCTGGAACAAATACACCATTTATATATTTTTCATGGCAACAGTGATATTGAATATGTTTAGGCAAAACTTTAATAACAATACCATGTTTACCATATGATGTATTATCAATCGATATATGATCACCTATTTTTAATTTGATTGGACCCTTTAATTGTTTCAAATAAACATCTTCAAGGTATTTTAATGAAATATCATTCTTTATAAAGAATTTCTCATATACCTTCTTATTTGTTCCACCTCTTGACCATTTTTTATGATTATAATTTGGTAGTTTTTTTGCTTCCTCTTGTATTTTTCGAATAAGCATTTCTAAATGTATATTATTAATCTTCTTTATCAAATACTTTCTTCTTTCATTTCTCTTTGTTTTTCTTATTACTCTTACTCTTTCACTTATATCTGTTAATAATCCGCCATAACTTAAAAATTGCATTGGAGAATTTTCAGGTAAATTATCAAAAGACTTTGTTTCATCTGGATAAAAATCTTTCATTATAGACATATCCGTCAATATTTAACTAATTACAAGAAACTCTTAAATAAATATCAAATTAATTTGAATTATCTTTCATAAAATATTTTTAAAATAAAAGAAAATGAACTTCATGAATTCAAATTACAAGAGTTTTCTAATTACAACTTGCATTGTATTTGCTTATAGTTATTGGTATTTAAATGATGATGAAGTAGCAATTATCCTAAATGAATATAAAAATTCTGCATTTCCAATTTCACAACAAATAAATACCTTTATCTATTGTGAATTTCTTAGAGGGACATCAATCACATTACTAATAGTTCATAGCACTTACTTATATTTCTATCTATTGAATTTTATCTTTGATGATATTGAATGTATTATTAAATATCACATCTTATATATAATTCTCTATATGTCAAACATTTATACTATGAATTTCTTTGAACTAAATACATGGCTAATCTTATTTGGAAGTATATACAGTAGCAAATATGTTTATAAGGTCGGTAAAAAATATTTTAACCTTTTATAATTCTTTGATAATCTTTGATAATCTTCGATAATCTTTGATAATCTTCGATAATCTTTGATAATCTTCGATAATCTTCGATAATCTTAAAAAAAATATATATTAATATTATAAATGGTTAATGCTAAATTATTAGTATACAAAACAATTTATTTATCACTAGCAATACAAATTATTACAACATTAATATCATTACATGGTTTTTTTATTAAATTAGATGAAAAAGACAAAATATTAAAAGATATATTAGCAATTGAAGCAATTGTACAATTTGTTGAAGCATTTTTTTATGTATGGGTTATTTTAGCATTAAAACATATGGAAAATATGACACGTAGAAGATATATTGATTGGATGATAACTACACCTATTATGTTATTATCAACAATTATATTTATGGAATTTAAATATAATCGTGAAAATAATCTTGAAAAAGTTACATTAAAAGGTTTTATTAATAAAAATAAAACAAATATTATTAAAATCGCAGTATTTAATGGTCTTATGTTATTATTTGGATACTTAGGAGAAACTGAAATAATACCTAAATATATTGGAATACCAATTGGATTTGTATTCTTTTATTTATCATTCAAGGTAATTTATGATGAATATGCTTATAAAACTGATATAGGTAAAAAATTATTTTATTTTGTTGCAGGTGTATGGTCACTATATGGAATAGCTGCAATGTTGCATATGCCTTACAAAAATATATCATACAATATGTTAGATGTAGTTGCTAAGAACTTTTATGGATTATATATTTATTATAAGATTTTACAATATAAAAAAGATTAAGGTAGTATAGTCTTTGTATTATTCTTATAATATATATAAACAGGCGCAACAGGTTTTTGTAAATTAAAGATTAAATCTAATAAATACATTGTAAATTTATTATATACATAAATTTCGCTTTTTTCTAAATATTGTATATCTCTTTTTTTTAATTCTTTAATAAATAAAGACATTAAAACACTATATTTAGGATTTATAAATCCTACATTTTGTGTATCAAATACAAAAGTAAAATATTCTTTATTATCATATAATTTTAACCATTCTTGTAAAAAATTTTCAAAATCATTTCTATCTACAATAGTTTCGGACAAAGTGACTTTTACAATGGGGAAATCGGAATTATCAAAAGTTGCAAACATTTATTATTTAACAAGATTATTAAATTCTTGAATCATACTCTTATTTATTTTTTTATGATAAATTAAATTTGTAAATTTTGTATAATAAGTAAATATTTTTCGATAACATTTATATTTATGATATATTTCAATGATTAATTTTTTATTTTTTTCTTTATGGATATTGTAAATTAATTTTATTAATAAATCATAAAATTCATAATCATTGCAATAATAAGTATCTAAATTATGAATATGTGTATAAATCAATGATTTACTAATATATGAATTATATGATATTTTTTTAGATAATTTTAAAGTTGAATTATGTAATATATAATAAGGATAATAAATACCATAAAAAATAGAAAAATTCGAATTCAAATATAAATTATATTTACTTTTGAATAATTCATAATTATCATAAATACAAATAGAATTATATACTTTCAATAAATTATCTATATTGTATGAATTAATAGATTTATAGATATCATCTAATAAATTTAAAGAGATTATATTGTAATCACTTGAATATTTTGTGAATATTTCATCTTGTGAATAATTATTTTTTAAATCGTTTGTAAGGATATTGATATCTTCTTCATGACTATCTATATCTTGTAATACTATATCATTATAATCGTTATGTTTGAAATATTTAATATTTTCATCAATCATATGAAAATTGAAATTTGATTTAAGAATGAATTCATCTATTATAGAATTATCTATAGAATTATATTTAGAATTAACAATAGATTTAAATTGTTCAAATGTATATTGTAAATTGATATGCAAGCAATTTGATAATATCAATTGAATTTGTTTATTATTAATATTATTTGCAATAATTACAATTGGATTTTTATATTTCTTTAAACTAATATTTTTCAATTCTTTTATAATAATTCTATCTGTATAAGAAATATTATCAAATACAATAGATTTATATTTTTTCTTTGAAAACATCATTGAAATATCTGTTTCATTAATTGATTTATCTATAAATTCTGTTATATTTGTTGTTAAATGTGGATCAACTACGATTTGTGTATAATCTTTTAAAATAGTATTAACTAGTGTTGTTTTACCTATACCTGTTTTGCCACTTATAAATAAAGGTTTATCAAATGTTTCTAACCATTTTTGTATATTCTTTTTATCTTTCGAGGATAAAAAGAAATCATTTAAATTCATAATAATAAAGAATAAATTAGTTTTAAATTATTGGGGTAAATTACTAATATCATAAGTGAAATTATTTTTATTTACATAATGAGGATTATCTAAGGGTGTTGGTAGTTTTTGTAAATCATCAATATAATGATTATATTGTTGTACTTCAGTGCTTACTTTTTCAACACATATATTTACAACTTTACTATTTAATCTTCTTATTTCATTAATAATACCACTACTCATAAAATTACCATATTGTAAAATAATTGATCTCATAATAACAAATAATTCATCTGGAGATTGTTTTGAAACAATTTGACCATCAGTTAATTTATGGACATAAAAACGAATCATACTTTGAATTGCTTCAATATTTTGAGGAGAGAAGAATAATCTTGTTAAATTATTTTCTTCTAAGATACCTTTTACAGCATCAGTAGATTGAGTATCAATAATAATTGTTTCTTTTTTAATAATTTCATCTCCAATTGATTTATCAACATCATACATTCTACCATTATTAATCTCTGACATTAATCTGTCAACAGAATCAGCTCTACCAAATTCATCAACATTTTTATCCTTCGCCCGTGTAAAATCAACTTTTTCAGCAGCCCAAGGCCATTGAACCTTATTTGCTTCTTCATATTGTTTTTTTGTTAAACCTACTAAATAATCAGTATCATAAATATCAGCCATTATATTATATAAAATAAAATAAAATTGAAGTTTAAAATAATGAAAATAATTTAAAACTAATTAATATAATATGTTTATTTTTTTATAATTTTTTTATCACATTTATATTTATTATCAAGTTCTCCAAGAAATTCTACATTACCGCAAGGGGAACCTATAATATTATCACCTAATTTTACATCTTCGCCAAAAATAACATTATTAAAAATGGTATCTTTAAAATGGGTATCAGTAAAATCGACACCATTTAAAACTAATTTGTTTTTTACATACGCAGACTCAAACATAGCACTATCTAGAATTGCTCCATTAAAAATGGCATTATCTAAACGGCTACCAATAAAATTGGTATTAGTAAGATCGGCACCTTGAAAATTCGTTCCGATCAGAGTAGAATAATTAAAATTAGCTCCATGTAATGATGCGTCTACTAAGGATACAGTAGATAAATCGGCATAATCAAAAGATGCGTTATCTAGATTAGCATTATTTAGATTCGTTCCTGTATCATCTATATCGCAATGATTAAAATTAGCATCCATGCAATAATAAAGACCTTTATTTTTATTTATACAACTACCATTCGTTAATAATTTACAAATATCTTTTTGTCCACCAACTTGGAATCCATTATCGAAACATCTACATCTATTCATAAAATGATAAAGCATGAATGCTATAATTATGAGAATTAAAACGTGTCGAATTTTTACAATCATTTATATTATATAAAATAAAATAAAATAAAATAAAATTGAAGTTTAAAATAATGAAAATAATTTAAAACTAATTAATATAATATGTTTATGAATACACCAATGGAAATTCCACAAACAGATTTAACAGATTTCAAAGAAAAAGTAAAACACTGGTTAGCATTAGATATACAGATTTCTGAAATGGAAACAAAAATTAGAGAACTTAAAAAACAAAGAAATAAAGAACTTGAACCTCAATTAACAGAATTTATGGTTAAGTTTAATATTTCAGATTTAAATACAGAAACCGGAAAGATTAAATGTTCTGCAAGAAATACTAAGAAAGGATTAAATAAAGATAATATTCGAACAAATCTATCAAAAGTAATTACAGATAATAGTCTTATTGATGAAGCAATGCAAAAAATTCTTAATGAAAGAGAAGTTACAACGACTTATAAATTAACAAAAGTTAAGAACAAATAAATATATAAAAATAAAATAGAATAGATAAATATGGAATTCAGTAATATTTTTATAAATGATGATATTGTTTATTATATATTTGATAAATTATCATACAAAGAAAAGGTAGCATTTTCACATATCAATCGATATACATACAATGAATATAAAGATACAATTAAATACAATATATTCGAATATATAAACACGGATTATAGATTGTATAAAGATTGTATTAATCGATACAAATACAATCAAAATGAAATAAAAGATTTAGGAATAATTGCAATACAAAATATGAAAACTGTTTGGGGATCATTACAAACTGGTTATTATGATTTACGATATGTATTTGAGTTAATTATGAAAGATTTAGATATCAATGATAGAGATATAAAAAAAATAAATAATAAATTAAATTTACACGCAATATTACGTGAGATAAAAAAATGTAAAAGTTTTAGTAGAGCTGAAACAATATTAAATATTAGTAAAGTACCTATGTTACATGCATTAAGATATACATTTAAAAATTATGATAATGAATGGATGTATATATAATATTATACATAGTATATAGTATCAAATAATTTATTTTTCAATTTTAAATACATTATTTGTATTATTATTTCTTTGAAACATATCTTTTGTTAATTCAACATATCCATCATTATATGTATCGAATTTTTTTAGATCTTCAATAACATTTTCTTTTCCAAAATAATCATGTTGAATTACATCTCCTTGTAAATCGTTTCCATATGTAGCAAAGACACGTCCTTCAATGACAATAGGGCATCTATTATCAAGCACAAATGTGTACATATAATTACAATATACTCTTCTGGGTTTTTCTCTAGAAACTGGAAAAGACCAATCATATTCATTCTCTATAAAATTAATAATGGGATGATATGGAGTAATAACTAATGATCCAAGTGTAACCATATTTTCAAAATTCATTTTACATTTAGTTTTTACAACACATTCAATACGACCAACTGTATGATATATTTCACCATTATTGAAATGATATGTTACAACTACATCATTCTTTTTTATATCTTCAACATTTTTAAGGACTCCATCTTCCATTAAGATACGACATCCTTCAGCACAGCATCCACCACTTTGCGAATTATAAATTTCCATAGTCCTTGGCGGAGACATTCTAGAAGATTGAGCACAACTTTGTGCAGAAGCACCTCCTCTATGCATAGCACCGCGTCCATATGTTGGAGTATGTCGAATATCCCTTTTTGGTGGTGGTAAAGCATCAAAGATACTTGAAATAGCATCTCTAAGAGTATTGAATAAAGTTCCACCAAAATTAGAAATTGCTTTATCTTTAAAATTATTACAAATTTCATGATTATAAGCTTCTTGTAGTGATCGTAGATAATGAATACCCCATCGTGAAAACCAATCTTCCCTTTCTCCTTCACTTGTCATATTTAGTGCTTCTCGAATTTGTCCATTAAAATCATATAATAGATTTTCAATAAATTCATTATCTGAATCTGATTTTAGTTGTTCTACAAAATAATTTAATTTATCTCGAAATGAATTGTCATTATATTTTTTAAGGTCAATACAATGATTGATTAATGATACAGCATCATGTCGATAACGTTGTTCTCTAAAATAATCACCCATTGGACGTAGATTTTCTTCAGTTTCAAGTGTTTCGCCATTAAATGATAGTGAAACTTTTGCAAAATTATTAAGGTAAGACAATGATTGACTGGTTGATCGAGATGTATCAACATCAAATACTAAATTTTTACTTTGTCCATATTTTAGAGAATCAATACAAATTTCAATAGAACTCCTTTGTTTATCTAATAAAACATCTTTGGTTAATTCAATATTTAGAATTGGATTATAAACAGCTGTAGTTAATAGATTACTAATACCATTAATAAATGTACTACCAAGAATAGAAGCATCCGGAATAAATGAATATCCATCACCTCCAGAAATTCTAGAAATATTGAGTAGTAGTTCAGAATTTAAATTATAACCAAAACCATAACATGAGATCATACATTTAAAATTATGATCTGAAAAATATTTACGTAGCATATATTCATGACCTCTAGGAGGATCAACATTAGGGATACCATCAGTAAGAAGAATAATACCTTTTAGTTTATCTGGAATGGAACTTGTTCTCAAAATATCTAGAGATTGAATCATTCCAGCCCACATATTTGTATTTGAAATTGGTTTAAGAGAATCTAGTTCCCCTTCAATCAAAACTTTATTTTCAGGAGTACATGGTTGATTATTTACTACAGTTAATGCTTCACTACTATAAGTGACAATCGAAATATTATCATGTTCATTCAAAGATTGTAGAATAGTTTTTGCTGCAGTAACAGTTAATGATAGAATTGAAAATCCATGACTAATATTTTCATTTTGTTCGCCTTTTAGTGTTGCTTCATCGTACATAGAATAAGATACATCAATACATAATACAATATCAATTGGAGGACGAACATCAATGTCTGGCATATCAATATTTACAAATAGTTTATTTTCTAGATAATATGTATTTAGTTCAATACTATCAAGAGATTCAATATATGGTTTCATTTCTAATTGTGAGATTTGAGAATCAATCCTTAATTGATCTTCTTGTAGTTTATCACGAATTGATTCAATACTTTTCCTTAAAGGAATATTTATTTTTAAAAGACTCATGTCAAGATAAGAACGTGTAATTGGAGATGTTTTATTTATCTTTAGCCAATCAGTAATTTGTGATTTTTCATATGAATTACCTTCAGGGTCAGATACAGGATCAACCATGAGTTCACCTGAAATAGGACAATAGAAATCTGGAGGAACAAAGATTCTTTCAGCTTCCATTTTATATAATTTATATTTATCATTTTAAATAATAAAAAATTCAAATTTAAAAAAAATATATATATTATTATTTTAATTTACAATATTAGTTTACATTATTTTACATTATTAGTTTACATTATTTACATTAGTTTAGTTTACGACGCTTGAAGCTCACTTTGCCTTCATCATCTCGTGAGACGATGTAGTTGGGGAAGTAAATTTCATTCCGAGTGGTTTTCTGGACATCTCGTTTGGTCTGGTATTCGTAGGTTATGTCCATGTCAGAGACGGTGTCAGTATCAGTATTCTGATACTTGACGCCATTGATGATTGTCCACTTTGATTCACTCATTGCTTCGGTTATGCTTATTGCTTTGCTTATTGCTTTGCTTATTGCTTTGCTTATTGCTTTGCTTACCGCTTATGCTTTGTTTTATAGTTATCAAAAAAATCTATAAAGAATTTCAAATTATTTACAAATAATTTACCATCCAAATTATTTACCATCCAAATTATTTACAAATAATTTACCATCCAAATTATTTACCATCCAAATTATTTATATTTTGGACCATCAATTAAACCTTTTTGTTTTTTTGTATAACAACTTTCACATATATAAAAACCATACCATTTACACCACATAGTTATTTGAAATGTATCAAATTTCCTTTTACTGCACCAATTACATTTATGATTAAAGCACATATAAATAACTATTATGTTTTTTTTGAATCCATGGTTGCTGTATGATAATCATCACTTAAATTTGATGTATCTTCAGCTGTATAAAAATTTAATGGTGTATTATTACTATTTAACATTAGGGGATCATTCTTTTCGGTTATATTTTTATGATAATTACTATGTAAATAAAATAAAGAATATACTTTATTTTTTTTAAAATATTCAATTGCATTTTGATTATTGACATATGCTGTATTCATTTGCGAATCATGAAGTGCCATTTGATTATCTAAAGTTCTACTAAAAACTATACAATGTCTTGTACCATCTTTTCTATGAATCCCCCCTATAATTGAATTTCCTTTTTTAATTGATTTAAAAAGATTAACAATTATTTTTTTAATTTCTTTATTACTTTTATCATATAATTTTGCAGTAAGCATATTAAAATCAAAATGTGGATATTTTGATTTGAAAAAATTTTCTATATCTACAGGATACATCCCTGTTTCACTATATTTATCGTATAATTGGACATAATCATCATCATTAATTAATCCTAAATAATAAAAAACACAAGGACAACAATCCATTTTTTTATCAATATGTGGATTTTCCCATGAATCATTAGACATTATTGTTTTCTTTTTTTGTAATCCTCCTATTTTCTTCCTTGTCAATTTCTTACCTGCTTTCTTTGTAAATTCTTTGCCTATTTTTTCTGTAAGGTCATCTGGTATATTTAATCGAGATAATTGTAATCTTTTTTGAGAATCTTGTAATCTTTTTTTTGTATCGATACCATACCATAATTTTTTACGAGTATCTCCTAATTTTATTTTTAAATCTTCTTTTATTTTTCGATTAAATGGAAAAGGATTTGTATTGCGTATTGCATCTAAACGAGTCGGATAAATTCTTAAATAAGGTGTTTTTAAACTTTTCAAAACTTCTTTTATTTTAGGATCATGTGTTTTAGTATAAGCATGTTTATTTAATTTAGGACCGTATGGATTGGAAACATGTATAATAGACATCTATTATAAATTAGATAAAAAATATAGATGAATTATTAAATTTGAATTGATTTAAAAATAAAATAATATATATAACTAAAATGGGTAAATATATTTGCAAAAGATGTGGAAAAGAATTTAATCAAAAATCTCATTATGATAAACATATGAAACGAAAAAGACCATGTAAAGATAAGACTGTTGTTATAGAAAAATTAGTTGAAAAAAAAGTAGAAGAAGAAATTGAAAAATTGGTACCACAATTTGGTCAATTATCAAAAACATTAACAAAAAATTTAGATAAAGAAAGTAAAAAAAAACAAGGTATATTTTTCACACCTTATAATATTATTAAAAAAGCGATTGATATAGTAATTGATTATACTAGCAATCAAAATATAAGTATTATAGATGTATTGGAACCATCATGTGGATCATGTGAATTTATAAAATATATTAATCATCAATTTTATAATATTAATATTGATGGGATTGAATTTAATGATAAAATATATAATACTATAAAAGATATTAAATTTAGTTTAGAGAATAATGTAAATCTAATACATATGGATTATTTGAAATATAATAATAATAAACTATATGATTTAATATTTGGCAATCCACCATATTTTGTAATGAAGAAAAATGAAGTAGATAAAGAATATAATAAGTACTATGATGGTAGACCAAATATATTTATTATATTCATTATTCATTCTCTATTTAAATTAAAAGAAAATGGTATACTATTATTTGTATTACCAAAAAGTTTTTGTAATTGTTTATATTATAATAAATTAAGAAATCATATAAATCATAATTATAAGATTATAGATATAATTGATTGTAGCAATGAAAAATATTTAGATACTAGTCAAGATACAATTATATTTATAATGCAAAACAAAAAAGGCGATAATAATGATTTTGTATATGAAAATAATGGATGTGTATTATTTAATACAAGAGATAATATAAATATAATTAAAGAATTATATAAAGATACAACTACATTAGAAAAATTAAATTTTAATGTAAAAGTAGGGAATACAGTATGGAATCAATGCAAGGATATATTAACAGATAATGACGAATATACACGTTTAATTTATAGTGGAGATATTAAAGGAAATAAATTAGATATAACAGAATATAAGAATAAAGAAAAGAAAAATTATATTAAAAGTGAAGGTATTAAGAATCCTATTATTGTAGTAAATAGGGGTTATGGTATAGGTACATATAATTTTAATTATTGTATTGTAAATATAAATAAAGAATATTTAATCGAAAATCATTTAATTATAATTGAATATAAAGGAAAAATAGATGAGAAAGAACTATTAGAAAAATTTAAATCGATAAAAGAAAGTTTTGAAAATGAAAAAACAAAAAAATTCATAGAGTTATATTGCTGTAATAGTGCTTTAAATTGTACTGAATTACATAAAGTTTTGCCAATATATATTTAAAATAAAAAATAAAAATAAATTTGAATTTTTTTATTGTAATTATTTATTAATTAAAAGAAAAAGACAATGGAGGCAATTATTCATACAGTTCTAAATGCTTCTATTGTAGCGTCTGTGTCACAATACAATCCAAACGTGAATGATGATGAAATTCCTGAAGCTGTATTTGATAGAACATTAACAACAGTTACTATTGGTGAAATTTTTAGAAAAGATAACGACAACTATATTAATATTGAAACTACAGATGATAGAGCAAATACAAATAAAAAATATAGAATCCCAATTCACCAAAGGCATAATAAATGGAAACCAGACGATAAAAAAACATTAATAGATTCTATTTGGAAGAATTATATTATTGGTGGGATTAGTTTATCTCAACAACCAGATGGTAGGCAGGTATATTACAATATTGAAGATAGTCAATCTAGGTTAACAGTAATTCAAGAATATCTAGATAATAAGTTAAAATATAAAAACAAATATTTTAGTGAGTTAACAGATGAGAATAAACAAAGATTTTATAATTATACATTCTCAGTAGATACAACTGTTCCAACAAATCATGCAATTGAAAATGAAGGTATTACAACGATTGACGACCATTACTATGAAAATTTTGATAGAATTAATCGTGGTAAGAAATTAGAAGACAATGATAAGTATTGGTGTCATAAAGATAAATCTATCGTAAATTATTCAATTAATCTTATTGATAATTTTAATAATAATTATACATTTATGAATACACATGATTTTAATGGTCATACTGAAAGGAAGCCGTTAAATAATATTGTAACAATTGTTGGTGCTCTAATATATGGTGTATATAAGAATTCATATGAAAGACAATATGAAAGAATTGGTATTCCAATTACAGATGAAATGAAGCAAAAAGTAATTAATTTTATGAATTATTATAAAAGTATTCATGATGGAATGTTTGAATTACATGAGAAAGAAGTAACTGAAAAATTTCAATTTAATAATCCAGGTCAATTTTTAGGAATGATTCTATATGATTTTAATGAAAAAGTAGTAAATGATGTTACACAGGAAGAAAGTAAAAATATGTGGATTAATATTTTAAATATTAATAGATTTTCTGATAATTTTATGAAAGGTAAAAAAACATTATGGAATGAATTTAGTGACGGTGATCGAAAAAATCAAGAGAAAGATAACCTTGAGGCAAGATATAATCGTATTAAAGAATTTTATGAAGATAAAATAAATGTATCAAGGGAACTACGTATTGAATATACAGAACCTTAAATTAACTAATCTGAAAGGCAGGGAAAGCAACGCCATTTCCATTCTTCCAACGAAGTAATATTTTCATTTTTTTACCAGATACAGTTTTACATAGAAAATTAGGTGATTCTTTAATTATTGTTTCTGGATCAATTGTATAATCATCTTGGGTATGAACTTCATGATATATTTTACCATCCTTATATAACATATACTCTTTATCTTTTTGTTTTTCAATTAAGTATTTATTGAGTGTTTTATAATCTAATTCGCAGATATCAAAATAATCATGAATCGATTCTTTAGAAACCTTTTTGCATAATTCATAAAATTTAATATCTTCTTCTGAATCAGTATATTTACCAGATTTTAAAGATCCTTTATAATATTTTTCTTGTATATCAGGTAGTGATGTTGATACATCACTGTGGATTTGTTTAAGATATTCTTCTTTATTTGGCATTTCTCTACCAATTGCTTCACATAATATTGGCAAACTATCGTAGGAATGTTCTTCAAATGTTTTTTCACATTTAATATATCTTGATGGATACATTGGACTAGCCCATTGAGGACAATCACTTACTTTTTTAACATTATATTTAAACTCAATATTACGAGTTTTGATTATTTTACCTTCATTAAAATACTTCAAATGAAAGTCTGTAGAGTTTCCTCTACCTCCTTTTATAATCCATTCACATTTATTGTATTTATTAGGCGAGTGTTTTTTTTCATACTTTTTTATTTCATCTCTCAATTTACTCCATTTTTCATCGTTATACCATTCATTATTTATATCATTATTTGATATCATTGAAATAATTTTTTCTCTAATTTTGTTACAACTATCATTCTCACACCTAAGATTTATATTATAGAATACCTTAATATTACTCTCTTTAATATCTATACTTATTATATTCTTCTTCTTCTTCTTTTCTTTTGGATTTAATTGTTTATTTATTTCTTTTATAACACCTTTTCTTTGAGGTTGCTCTTCAACAATTTTTAAAAGAACTTTTAAATCATCATTATCAAAAACTTTTTCTTTTAGTTTTTTTACTATTTTTTTTCCTGTTTCTTTACTTAATATATCCATAATATTATTTAATTAATAAAATTTTAAATATAAAGTTTGAAAGTTGTTTTGCGTAAATACTTAATTGTGATTTGTTAATACTGCAAGAAAAACTAAAATAATTCAAATTTTATGGGGCTTTTTATCAATTAAAAAAAAATAAAATACAAAAATAAAATACAATAATTACACATTTTTTTTTACACTTTTTAAGAATACTTTTCAAAAATTTCTTTTAAATCAATATTACTTTCTTTAAGGACTTCTGCTGTTGCTGTTGCTGTTGATTGACGGCATCCATTATTCCCGCGAATATTAATAGAGACCTTTTCAAGCTCTAGATTAACTCTGTTTTTATATAGCAACAAATAATTTGATACCCAACCAGTTTCTTTCCAGCCAAATTCTTCATTTGTCAATTGAGTAATTCCCTCGCCATCAAACCGTTTTTTAAGACATTTAAACTCAGATACTGCTATAACTATATTTCCACTTTCCTGATTCGTTATAAACCAAAGTCTATCTCCTTCTTCAGCCCAGTTCCGCTGCCTCTGCCGTGGCGGTTGGTCCGATTTTTCCAAAATTTTTGTGACTTCATCACTAATTCCCCATGCCGAATAACGGTCACTTGACCAAAAGTTTTTTCCATTATCTACCCGAATTAACCAATCAATTGGTTCTTTTTTGAAAGTAAGGTCATTTTCCAAATCTCTCAAAATACTTTTTGTTTTTTGTGTCAATTCCTTCAAAGCAATTGTAGGTTCAACAGACATATTGAGGAATAATAACTAATGTTATTATATTATTTCTTTAATACTTAAAATTTATTATGATAATTTCAAATTATTTAGGGGACTTTTTAGAGATTTTTTTATTATCTAGTTTATTTTTATAACTAATTAGTTAAATAATTTAAAAATAAAATATTATATATAATATAACTAAATGGTTAAAGAATATATTTGCGAAAAATGTGGAAAAGTTTTTTCTCAAAAAGGACATTTTATGAATCATCAAAAACGAAAGAAACCCTGTAAGCCAATTGAAAATAAAGTAATAGAAGAAAAAGTTCAAGAAAAATTAGAGGAATTATCTAAAAATGGTGATATAGAAATAAAAAATAAAAATTTGATTTCTAATAATAAAAATATTCAACAAAATAAAACAATGAGGTATTTGGGTAATAAATCTAGATTATCAGATTTTATATATGATGAAGTTGATAAACTAATAAATAAACATTCTCTAAATAATTCATTATTTGATGCTTTTGGTGGTACTGGTTGTATTTCACAATTATTTAATCAGAAAGGCTATAATGTAATATCTAACGATATTAATAAATATTCTTATTGTCTTTGTTATTCTAGAAATACTGTTAAAGAAAAAGAACTTGATTTTAGTAAGATATGTGATACAGGTATAAATGGAATTTTAAAAATATTGAATAATCAAAAAAACAAAGGATTTGTTTATTACAATTATTCCCCCAATACAGAAATTAATTATGAGAGAAAGTATTTTACAAATGAAAATGCTGAAATTATAGATGGTATAAGGAAATATATTGAACAATGGTTAGTAAACGAATTAATTACAAATAAAGAATATAATCATTTAATTAGTATATTAATAGAATCTGTATCACTTATATCAAATATTCCTGGTACATATGGAGCATTTTTGAATAAATGGGATTCGAGAGCTTTAAATAAACTTGAATTAAAAGAGAATATACATAATGGTCTATTGTGTAAAAATGTAAATAATGATAATTTCAAAAAAAATGTAACATATAATTCTGATATTAGAGATATTATATCTAATATAAATACTGATATACTATACCTTGATCCTCCATATAATGAAAGAGATTATAGTGTATATTATCATGTATTAGAAACTATATGTAAATATGATAATCCGGAATTAAAGAATAATAAAACGGGTACCAAAGTTAATCAAAATAAATCAAATTGGTGCAATAAAAAAAAATGCAAAGATGAATTATCTTATATTATTTCAAATACTAAATCTAAGGTTGTAATAATGAGTTACAATAATGAGGGAATTATTAAAGAAGAAGATATTGTTGAAATATTTAGTAAATATGGTAAATATAGTAAAAAACAAAAACAAATTAAAAGATTTAAATGTAGCAAAACAAATAAAGACAATATAGTTTATGAATATCTACATATATTGGAAAAGAATGAATTAGAAAATGTAGAAGAAAATGTAGAAGAAAATGTAGAAGAAAATGTAGAAGAAAATGTAGAAGAAACTAGTATACACAAATCTATTTCAGGTGTATTATATAATATGTGTTGTATAGAAGGAATGAAAAATATTTCAGATAAATCAGTAGATATGATATGTTGTGATTTACCATATGGTTTAACAGAATGTAAATGGGATACACCAATTGACCTAAATATATTGTGGAAAGAATACGATCGTATATTAAAACCATATGGTAATATCATATTATTTGGTCAACAACCATTCACGAGTCGTCTGGTTTCTAGTAACTATGATATGTTTAAATATTCATTAATTTGGAAAAAATCTAAGCCGGGCGGGTTTGCTCAAGCCCCATACAAAGTATTATGTGAACATGAAGATATTTTAGTATTTTCATACGGAAAAACTGCTTCAAATGCCAAACATAAAATGACATACAATCCACAGGGGACAAAACCTTGTAATATTGAGATGAAGGGTAAAACTGGCAATACCTCTCATCGAAAAGGAAGAAAAACACAAAAAGATTATGTACAAACAACTTCAAATTATCCTAGAAGTATTTTAGAATTTAAAAACGAGGGTAAAGTTAAACACCCAACACAAAAACCATTACTTCTAATAGATTACTTAATTAAAACATTTTCTAATGAGAATGATTTAGTATTAGATAATTGTATGGGTAGCGGAACAACTTCTATTGCATGTATAAAAAATAATAGACGTTATATTGGTTATGAAAAAGATAAAAAATATTATGATATATGTGTAAATAGAATAGATGAAATGTAATTAATTAAATTAAACTAATATCAATTTGAAAAGCGCCCATCTTTATCAATCGCGAATATGATGGGATATTGAAGGTTTTTATATTTGTTAATATTTTCTATATCGGAAATTGTAATACATAAACCTTTTTTTATACTATAATCTGTATAATTCTGTTTTATAATATTAATAAATCCATCAAGATATTCATCTGATAGTTGAACTATACCTTTACCTAAATCTTTTTCAACCTTACCTTCTATTATTAATATTTCTTTTTTTTCAATATTTTTCAACACTAGATCGGGGCGATGCATTGTCCGTCCAACATTCTCTTCACAATTTAAGCCTTGAATACACGTTAATGCACAACATCCATGATTTGAAAATATAGTTTTTTGCTTTGATATCATTTCACATAAGATAGTTGATATTTTTTCTGTCATTTTATTTTCAATTGTAAAATATTTATCAGGAAGTTTGGGTCGTTTAATAATTTCACAACCATCAAACTCAATATTATTAATCCCGTTACAACAATACCATAACTTCGATTTTGGACATTTATCAAAATATTTTTGATTGATTCCATGATTTTCAATAATATATTTATTTTGTTTTCCAGGATTCAATTTTTCAAAACAACCTATTACACCACTAAGAAATCCAACGTTTGGATCATGTGAGATAATTCCAGGTGCATTACCTTTATCTAATTTTAAAGATATATAAATGTTATTCTCACTACGACTCATGCGGATGCTTACATTACCCTTTTTTTGTTTTATCGCATTTTTAGATTCAATTAACTCATCGGAAGATTCGTATGATTTTATTTCAAACTTCTCTTGCATCTTGACAATATCTTTATCATCATTTAAAGTATATATATGAATATCTAAAGTTGTTTTAAGTCTCATTCCGAACTTGGCAGTTGCTGTAAGTTTATTCTTCCATTTATTATCACAGTAGAACATAACTTTGATGGCCTTAGATTCTGGATACATTCTATCATACATGACGAACTTTGTAATTCGTTGATATACTGCTGTATTTCTAGAAGAATCATCGCAAGTTTTTGTAGATTCAAGAATTACAAGCGCGTCACCTGCTTCACCTTTATCTAAATTATAATTCCCATTAAATAACATATAGTCTACACTAGATGATCTCCCTTTAAAGAGATATATATTTACAGTTATTCCAGGTATTTCCAAAATCCATTCTCCTTTAAATATATTTCCTCCAGTTATACAAGGTTTTATTTTATATTCCCCACTTATATTATGACCAATTAGATTCAACATAGTTATAATTTCAGAAATATTAGGGACTTCTTCCGTTAGTACTTTATATTCTTTATCTTCAATAAATTTATTTATATCATCTCCTTTAGTTTTTTTTATATTTTTAAGATTTTTAGATATAATATACTTGCGTATAGCATCCGTAATAATTCGAATAGACCTCTTTTGTTTATCAACTAACATATTGTTAATTTAAGTTTAGTTTTTAAGTTACTATTTCTTCTATGAAAATATCAAATTAATTATTTTTAAATAATTAATTATTTTAATTTTCTGTAAATATCAATAACTTGGTCTTTCCATTTATCATTATTTGGTCTCATACAATTTGATCCTCTTAATCCTGCTGTCCAATCATTTTCATTATAATTTATATCATATCTTGTAATACATTTATGTATATCATTTGTATATGCTAAAAATTCAACTGGTATTTTCCATAAATACCAATTATCTTTCTTTTCATAGTTTCTAAATTCTTTAACTTTATCAAAATCTTCAATAGAATTTGTATTACTTGTGAAAATCTTTAATATATCTTCATCTGAAAAAGTAGTCACATTATCACATACTCGTAATATAGCTGAATATCCTTTACCTTGAAAATACCAAGCGATTATGTCACCTATTTTTAATCTTTCATCAAGTCTATTTCTATTATTATGATTCCATGATTTAACAAATCCATTATTTATATAATTGTTCCATGTTTTGTTTTTAATATCTGTACCACCATTCATATACCATATTGTTTCTGCTCGATCAATATTTGCATCATAATCTTTTTTATTAATGGTTTCATTTGTATTTTCATCAGTACTTTCATCAATGTTAATATCAATGTTTTCATCAATGTTAACATCAATGTTTGGATTTGTATCTTTTAAAAAATGTTTCAATGTAAATTTTTGATTTTTATCATAAGTAGTTTCATTTAATTCTACATTTATTGCCTGAAATTTACCATACAATATAGAAACAGTAAATCTAACATCTAAATATTCACAACTAGCATCTAATGTAAATCCAATTACATTCGATTTATGAAAAAATAAATCATGATATTTATCATTTCTAATAATGCCATGAGTATTATGAATTACTTTAACAATCTTTCCATAATAAGTAGTAGATTCATAAACATTTATCTTTCTTTCATACTCAATAATTTTATCTTTATAAAATTGATAATCATCTTTTATTTCATGACGTAAAGACCAATACATTTTTTTATATTTATCAGAATTTTCTGACATTTTATAATAATACTCATTTAAATTTTAAATATTATTTATCTAATTTGTTTTTAATATCATGGATATCTTGTTTCATATAAGATACATCATTTTTTAAAATAGATATATCACTATGTATTTCATGAATAATATTAAAATTATTTGTTACTTTTTTTTCTTGGGCTTCAACAGTATACCCAAGTATCTCAAGTTTTTCAGCATGTTGACCTGTTTTAAAGATAATACCGCCAATAGAAATACCTCCGGCAATATAAGGTAATATTTGTTGTAAACTCATGGATGTTATTAATAATACTTAGAATTTAATTTAGAATTAAATAAAATAATGCCACCAATTATTTATTTAAATGAAATATCTGACAAAGAAAAAATATTTATTGATTTATCTATTTACACATTATGGATTTTTTATTTTTATGAATTCTATTCATTCCTAAGAGAAACAATTATAAGAGAAACAATTATAAGAGAAACAATTATGATAAAATCATAAAAGTTTAATCAATAATTAATCTATTTGAAGGATTATTTTGATTTGACCATTTAGGCATCCACATATATGGAATATTATTGATTCCTAAATAATATTTATTATATATCTTTTGATATAATTCTGATTCTTTACATAGAAAATTTTCTTGTGAATATTCTTCAATTATTTCATACCAAGGTTTATCCATCTTTGATACACCGTCTGAAAATCCATCTTTCCTTCTCCACACTATTTCTTCAGGTAAATCGGATTCAAATGCTTTTCTTAATAAATATTTTTCCATACCATCTCGAATCATTTTTTTTTCTGGTGGTATACCCATATAATATTTCATAAATTCTTTATCAAAATAAGGAACTCTTATTTCTAATCCTGCACCAGCAGTTGTTTTATCGCTCCGTAATACATCAAAATAACGAACATCTCTTAATAAACGTATACATTCTTGTTGAAATTCTTTTGGATTTGGAGCATTATGAAAATATAAATATGAACCTGATGCTTCATCACTCCCTTCACCACTAAATATTACTTTAATATCTGTATTGTCTCTAATATATTTTGAAAGTAGAAACATTGGAACAGATGCTCGAATAGTTGTAATATCATTAGATTCAATTTGATAAATTGTAGGATCTATTGCTTCTAACATTTCTTTTTCAGTAACAATAACATTTGTATGATTTGTTCCTAAATATGTAGCAACTTTTTGTGCAGATAATAAATCTGGTGATCCTTCTAAACCAATTGCAAATGTCTTTACATTAGATGGACCAATTAAATTACATACAATTGATGTTATAATACTACTATCTAATCCACCAGATAATAAACATCCGAATGGTCTATCAGTTACAAATCTTTTTTGTACAGCAGTCTCTAATCTATTTCGTATATTATGAAGGATAATTGTTTCATCTTTAAATGTAATTGGTTCATAAATGATTGGATAATAAACATGCGATTCATCTGTTTTATTTTTTAAATCAATAATAGAAAAAGATCCCGGTGGATAAAAATCTATCTTATCTGTTAAATCAACCATACATTTCATTTCAGAAGAAAAAATAAATGTATTTTCTTTTTTAGATATATACAATGGCCTTATTCCAAATGGATCATGACCGACAACAATAGTATCTAATAAGATATCATATATAATAAATGAAAATACTCCATCCAATTGTTGAATAAAAAAATTTATGTAATATGATAAATTTTCATTTACTTTACACTTTTCATATAAATGTAAAATAATTTCACAATCACTATCTGTTTCTAATTCTAATTTGTATTTTTTTGCTAAATCTTTAAAATTATATATTTCACCATTGCACATCAAAATATAATTTTTATATTTTTGTATCCTCATTGGTTGATCACTTTTTGAATTGAGTCCATTAATTGCTAAACGATGAAACAAAAAATAAATGAAACTTTCATTATTATGTAAACATAAATCATGAGTAGAATCTGGTCCACGATGTACTGATTTCATACCATTCTTTTTCAATTTTACAATATCTTCTGGCGAATCAGAAATATAAGCAAAAATACCACACATTTATATATATTCAAGAAAATACTTTAAATATATTTAAATTTGAAATTATAATATTAAAATGTAAATAGATATAAATAACAAAATGGATAAAATTAATCGTCATGTTGCTTACAAAACGCGCCAAGTTACAAAGATCCTTGATTTTCTAAAAGAAGGACATATGTCACATGAAGATTATGATAGTGCACAAATGCCATTCTTTGTAAAAGACAAAAACAATGAATTTAAAGTTAACAATCAAAATATTCCAGAACTACCAGAAGGCCTTAATCGAAATATTAAACTAATGTATGAACTAATTGGTAATCCTGATATTGAAGTATATATTCGAGATTGGACGTTTCTATCACTCAATAAAGCAATTGAAGTTTACAATGATTATGTAAATAATAATCAAACAAAAGTATTTGATATTGGTTTTATGTATATTGGAATGGGTCATATTAAGGTTCTATCATGTGATCTAGAAAATCATCTATTCTTTTATAGATTTGATGGAGGGAGTAGTGGTCACGATCGAATTCTTTATCGAAACCAAATTTTAAATTATGATAAAAATAAATATACTTATATGTATTTTGCAGATTTTGTAAACGAAACAAAGATTAATAGTTTTATGTAAAATTATTGAATAAATATTAATATTATTTTTTATCCAATTAAATCATCGTATAAATCATCCATACTTATTTCGCGTAGACGATCGCGAAGATGATTACTATTATAATCATCCATATCTCCATAATAATCATATTCTGGATTTATATGTCTATTAATACGTCTTTCTGGAAAATAATGTTGTCTCATATTTGCTCTATATTCATCCAAATCACCAATTCTAGATAAATATTTTTGATGATCTAAAAATCTTCTATTACTTTCTCTATGTGTTGACGGTCTTTTATGAGATCCAAATCTTCTTTTTGTAAATTTCCTCTTTTTATCTGCTTTCAAACGAGCACGTATTATACCTTGTATATATTTAGCTGCATCATTTCTCTTTTTTTTAGTTATTGAATCTAAATCTGGATCACTTGGTATACTGTCAATACTTTTTGATTTTTCCCTTTTTCTTTTAGCACCACCACGTTTCTTTTTAGTAAATTTCTTTTTCTTTTCCTTTTTTCCTCCAAATTTTTTTTTAGTAAATTTCTTTTTCTTTTTTCGTTTACCACCCTCCGTCCTTTGTTTTTTATTCGGATTAGAGTCATCATTCGATTTTTCTCTCTTTAATTCAGGATCTACTTTAGGTTCTACTTTAGGCATACTAGATGATACAGTATCTAATGATGCTATTGGCGAAACAGTTTCTCCTAGTGCTTCTACAGATGCTGCTGGTGCTGATGCTGATGCTGGTGCTGGTGCTGTTGGTTGATATGTAATTTGATTAAAATTTTTTGGATTAGATATATGTGGGTTTAATTCCCATTCTTCAAGTTTAGACCTTTTAATTACTTCTTTTTTAATTTCTTCCAATGGATCAATTGTTGGAAATAAATCACCATAATTATCGCCTAAACGAAATATAGTTTTAATTTTATCAGGAGGTAATTCTTTTTCTTCATATAAATCTGTTTGTTCTCGCAATATTGGTAAACCCAATGTAACAAAATCTCCTTGTTTAAGGGTTCCTCTTGCACTTCTATATGTTAATGGTGAAAATCCAAAATGTAATAATTTAATATGTGTTTTATTACAAGGTGCAATACCACTTCTAAAACATGAAAAAGATATCATTATATTTTTAAATAGTTTTGCATTAAGCGATGAAATGGTTTCAACTATTTTATCACCTTGTTTACTTAAACCACTAAAATTTACATATAAAAATGCATTGCCACTTAAAAATTCAGGATCTTTAAATACATTAAATATATCTTCTTCACTAGATGAAAAATCATTTGAAGTATTTAATGGGGTTGTATTTTTATGCCACATATCACTATAACAATCAATATCTAATATACTTATATTAATATTTCGCCTATCTATTAGTAAATCTTTAAATATTTCTGCAACTCTTGATATAATTCTACCATGACCATCCATTAATATTATTTTATTAATATTAGAGTTTTTTACAACAGCATGTTTTATAATATTTGCTCTATCATTTAAATCATCCTCGTGACGACTACCTAAACTATCAAAAAAAGGTTTTAATCTTGAATAATGTAACCAATTTTCTTTATTTGTACCATTATATAAATTTATCTTAAAAGTATTATACCATGGTTGATCAATTAAATAATGTAATGCAAGTATTTGACTTTTTGTCCCTTGTAATGGATTTTTTCTACCTTTAGGAACTAGTTCAAATAATTCAATAATTTGCTTATCTGTTTTTATAGTTTTATATTTATCTTTTATTATTGTAATATTATCTATAATACCTTTAGCTTCACCTGTTATTTTACCTCTTATATAACCAGCATTATACATTTCTGAAAGTAATTTTCTACCAAGTCCTTCATCCTCAAATAATTTTGTATTTAATAAATAATTTATTATAGGATGTTTACTTTTATATTTTTGTTCTTCTTTTTCTTCTAAATCGCCAAAAGAAGGAACATAATTATTTAATATACGCGATATTCCTTCACGCCATTTATCTATAGAAGGATTATATTTAGCTAAATATAAATGAATTTCATGTACAACCTTTTGTATATCTGTTTCTAATTTACATTTTTCTTTTATCTTTTTTTCTTCATCTTCATCTTCATCAGAAACTTCGCCTTCCATAATATTATAACAAATATTTAAATAAAATAAAATATTATTAATAATAAATGTTTAAATGTATTGATGTTGATTTAGTACAAAGAATCAAAGTCACTGGATTATTCTTCCTACAATTTTATAAAGTTGTTACTGGAACTTTATTAACATTATTTATACCTCAAAATTGTGATGGTAATATATGTAGTTTAACTGAAAATTATGAAAATGAAGAACCTTATCATAAATGGACATTATATTGGAATATTTTATCTATGATGTGTTTTCTAACAACTTATGCATTTGAATTGAAACGTGAAAATTGGGCAATTAAATATTTAGATATTGATAATAATTTACCTGATAATCATTTAAAAAGTGTTATTGTTAAAGAAAAAGAATTAGATAGACAAATGGATAGATTAAATTTAATTTATTATAGAATTATATTAATTACTGCTTTTTCATATTTTGTAAATATATTATTAACAATACGATTATTAAAAAAGAATTATCATAGTGTATCAACATTATCATGTTTTGCTAGTTTTTCATTATTAGTTATGATGAAATTATACAATTCGATAACTGTTGGATATTATTCTGTTAAACATGATAAAATGATGAGTGCATATATGTCAGAATTTGTATCTTTTAATGTATTAGATGAAGATTATGTTAAATCAAAAGAATTATTATTAGATAAACCTAAATGTAGAGGTCATCCACATTTGAAAAAACCTGAAAAAAAAGAGGAAGATGATGATGATGATGATAAATTTAAAGATGTATCAGAAGAAGTAGATATTGAAGATATACTACCTACAGTAAAAAATGAAGGAGTCCCAGATAGAGAAAAAGTTACTGAAAAAGCACCCTAAATAATTTGAAATTTAATATACATTTTAAAGATATTAACAAAGCAAACAAGCAATTAACACATAAACAACCGTAAGCTTATAGCATAAAGCTTAAAAAACCAATCCTCAACAAAAACAACAATGGCTCTGTCTATCATGACTACTCGTGGCCTCAGTGCACACGGCTGTGAAAAAATCACAACCCCTTGGGAGATCCAAGGAATCACCAAAGAAGACCTTGAACTCGCTGGAGAACTTGGCCTTCTCAATAAGATCGATCATTATTTCGAATCAATGGTTGATCGTGAAGAAGATGCAAACGAAGAATTCCAAAAAGAATTTGAAGAATTCGATCAAGAACTAGATCGTTCAATCTATGGAAACTCAATGTTTCCAGGTTCTGATGAATGCATCAATCCAAACCTTGTGTATCGCAACATTACAGTTCGTGTCAATAGGATTTGGAAGAGTGAAAAGGGTGTATCGAAGTTTGCAATTGGAACAATTCAAACGGAATCAAATGGAGGGAATCTACTCAAGAATACCTATTTTCCGAGCTGGGCAGCAAAAAAGGTCACTATCGGTGAAATGGTGAAGGTTGACCTTGTTTACACTTTTGGTCAAAAAAATGATTGGAAGGTAATCTACGTTCATCCGAAGGTTGCTCCAGAATTTGTATCTGAAATTCGCATTTCTGATTCACTCGGTACTGTATCAGATCTTGATACAGTCTGCAAGAACTATCAGATTCCAATGCAATCAATTGGTCATATGGTCGGAAAGAATGGTTATGCAATTCAAAAGATTGTGACCGATTATATTTACAACAATCCGAAGCAAACATATGTAACTCCAAATGAAGAAAATGATGAAGAATCAGTTCAAATGAAGTGGAAGATTCCAGTTGATTTTGATCTTACGAATGAAAACGATGCTACAAACGTAGCAATTTGGAAAAATGAAGAACATCCAGAATCATCATTTGAATGGGCTCATCAAATCCTGAACAAGATGTATTGTTAAATGAAACAAAAAACAAAAAAACAAAAAAACAAAAAAAAAAATAAAATATTTTTTTTAAATTTGCTATAATATATAATGAAACTTCAATTAGAACATATCCTATTAATATTCTTTCTACTCCTCGTTCTCTATTATTTAAGTAATTGTAATAGCGTGTGTAGTATAGATAGCATAAATGGTTTTAGTGTTGGTTGTCAGGATAAACGTGATCTCATTAGTATAAGTAAAAATTTAAATTTAAATTTTAATTCTTGTGATTGTGATAAAAAAACATTTTTCAATAATGCTTCAGATTTAAGTGCAGCTGTAAAACTTTGGAAAAAAAATGAATCTAGTACTATAGAACTATATGGAGATATAAGTTGTTGGGATGTGAGTAATGTGACCAATATGAACTATATGTTTGTTAATACTAGTTTCAATGGGGATATTAGCAATTGGGATGTGACTATTGTAACCAATATGGAGGGTATGTTCGATGGTGCTACTATTTTCAATCAAGATATTAGCGGTTGGGATGTGAGTAATGCATCCAATATGAAATTCATGTTCTCTAGTGCTCAAAGTTTCAATCAAGATATTAGCGGTTGGGATGTGAGTGGTGTAACCAATATGGAGGGTATGTTCGATGGTGCTAGACGTTTCAATCAAGATATTAGCGGTTGGAATGTAAGTGGTGTAACCGATATGAGCAATATGTTCAATCATGCTATTAGTTTCAATGGGGATATTAGCGGTTGGGATGTGAGTGGTGTAACCAATATGAAATTCATGTTCGATGGTGCTAGACGTTTCAATCAAGATATTAGCGGTTGGAATGTGAGTGGTGTAACCGATATGAGTTGGATGTTCCATGATGCTATTAGTTTCAATGGGGATATTAGCGGTTGGAATGTGAGTGGTGTAACCAATATGAAGAATATGTTCAATGGTGCTACTAGTTTCAATCAAGATATTAGCGGTTGGGATGTGAGTAATGCATCCAATATGAACGGTATGTTCGGTGCTGCTCAAAGTTTCAATCAAGATATAAGCGGTTGGAATGTGAGTGGTGTAACCGATATGGAGGATATGTTCGGTGGTGCTACTAGTTTCAATCAAGATATTAGCGGTTGGGATGTGAGTGGTGTAACCAATATGAAATTTATGTTCATGTCTGCTATTAGGTTCAATCAAGATATAAGCGGTTGGGATGTGAGTGGTGTAACCGATATGGAGGATATGTTCGGTGGTGCTACTAGTTTCAATCAAGATATAAAATGCTGGCAATTTCATAGTGATATCAAAACAAATACTAACGTCAATACCTCTGAAAAATTATACAATTATCTAGGATTAAATACAGCTAATATTAATTACCAGGATAAAAATACTATAACAGACTGTTGGGCTAAACAATTTGAATCTAATTATGACGGCACACCTTGCGAAGGTTGTCAGCCAAATATAAAAAAAACAAAAAAATAATAAAATATTTTTTTTAAATTTGAATTTTTTATATTATTTTTAGATAAGCAAAGCAACCTACGGATAAGCAAAGCAACCTACGGATAAGCGAAGCAACCTACGGATAAACGATAATGAAACCAGAATGTTGTGAATCTGATGAAATGACACCTGCTTTATCAGATGTTGAGCAAGGTGGACAACAGAAAAAAGTGTCATTTACAAAATTGCCAGGATATGATACACGTGAACAAAAAAGACAACAATTAGCTGAACAAGTTCAAAAGAAAAAAGAACGTCTAGAGCAAAAAAAAAAAGATGATGAAAATTTTAATAAAAAAATGAATTGTTTTGGTGGTAGTTGTTTAGTATGCATGATTCTTACAATTATTATTTGTATCATATGTATTGTAGATTATTATTTAGATACATTTACAGACCGCGATCATATTGATAATCAACTCACTGTTGTATCTGAAAAATGGATTGATTATACTACACCGAAACCTCATGTACAAGTAAATTGTACAAATACAAATCCTTGTAAAGACTGGACTTGTAGTTATGTTTTGGAGCATTTTCATAAAACACCTAATGAATGTGAATATGATGATTATTTAGTTCCAATAGGTATTACAAATATATTTCTCGTCATATGTTGTATTTGTCAATTTCTTAATAATTAAAATGATTATCTTTAATCAAAAATAATTTTTTATAATTTGAAATTTTTTATTTAAGAATATATCAATTATAAAATATAAATAGATATGGCGCCGGGACAATGGAATGGTAAAAACTTTGGAGGTTCTCACACTGGCAATGGAAAGAAACAAAAGACAGGACATTATTTCAATAATGGAATCTATCATAGGCCTCAGCCACACAGGGAATTTGAAGCAGGTGTTCGTGTAGTTGAAAAGAAAACTGGAAATATTGGTGTTGTAAAAGAAAAAAAAGAAAAATGTCCGCGTAGTCTAATTCCTGTAGATTTTGATGATGAAGTAAAATATATTCGTTCAAATCTACTACATACTGTTGATAAAGTCTCTATTGAACAAGAAAAACAATTCCAGAAATTCAAGAAGACACAGGGTAAAAATAAGAAAAAACCTTTTGTTAAAAATACATCTGTTCCAGAATTTAGGAAAGCAAAGAAAGAGTTTCTGTCTCATCTAAGGCAAAATATTGATAATGATGGTGGAGGAGTAAGTATTGATTATTCAGATGATAATTCTACTGGAAAGTATTATATCAATCGAATTACAGGTAATGATGTAATCGATAAAATTAATGAACTAAATATTGAGAATCTAAACAATCTAAATAAAAAGATTAATGATCGAAAGAAAATGACTGTTCTACAGCATCTAGTAAGTAAACAAAGGATTCTTGAACTATTTACAAGGGATAATAGTGGTTCATGTCCAAATTATGTTCCATACTGTGCAAATAAAACTGATTATTATAATATTGTAAATAAATATATGAATGAAAGCAAGGAAAAAGATAAGGAAATTGAGGAAAAATCAACGTAAAAAACAATTAAAAAGAATTATACATTATATACCAAAAGATAAATTATTACACTATAAATATATAATTAAATTTGAAATCATTATTAAAATAATTTAATTATTAAAAGTAATTTAATAAATTGCATTGAAAAATGATTTCATGTTCAAAGGTGTTTCAAATATATTTTATACTATTGGGATTTTTATTTTCTATGGGGGTATTTTATGCAGAAAACGATCGAGAAAGATTAAGTTGTTTATTTAATTCAGGATTTTGTATGTTTGTATTAGAAATAATAGATAATGATGAAGCAAATGATAATAATGTAAATGATGATTAGTATAAATTATTTTAAATTAAATCTTTTTTTATATTTTTTGACACTTTCTCTAAAACTAGTTTCACCCCATAATAAATATCTACTTAAGGCGCCAGCACTCATATAGTTTGACCAATTTTCTCTTTTTCGATGTCTAGTTAGATATCTACGTTTTCTTGATTTGTCTTTATGTTTAGTATAATCACTCATTCCTGCAGAACCAAAATGAGTTGTTTTAACTCGTTTACCTTTTTCATCTGTAAATACAGCCATATATTTTTTTTTTGGATTTGTGGATTTTTTAACAACCATTTTCATATTATATTATATATTTACATTTTAATTTTTGGTTTTTGATATAAAAAGTATCCAATTAAATAAAAACATACTAAATTTGTAAAAACATTTACATCATTGCGATTATTTAAAATAACATAATACAATAATGGTGTTGCAACTAAATACATAAAAGAATCACCTATTACAGCGCCTGAACCAACACTTTTTGCATAATTTTTAAATTCATCAATTACACGATTTACACCTTTTTTAGTATTTTGAATTACTGTAAAATAAAATCCGAAATCATGTAATATTTGTATCATTAGTACTAAACCTAAAAATTTCCATAATTCATAATCACGTGATATATAATTATTATTTATTAGATATTCATATAAAAATTTAGCTAAATAAAATCCAATTAATACAGAAACTATATCTAATAATACAGCAATTATACCAATTTTATCATACCAATTATTAATAGCAATACCAGTAAATGGACTTTTAGTAAATCTAAATAAAAACAACATAAATGTTTCTATTAATAATGTTGCTGTTAAAAATTGTGTAAATGTAATATTTTCAATCATTTTTATATATTATATAATATTAAAATATGAAATATATAAATTATATAAAAAAATACAAAATACAAATTTTATTATTCATAGTTTTATTATTACTATGCACTTATATATTTCAAAACGAATGTATAGAAGGATTTACATTAGATATTGAAAAAGATACCACAATGGATGAACGCAGTGAAAAATATGAATTATTAATGGATGATTTCGATAGTATCTTTCCAGATCGTAATCGTAATGCAGGTGGTCCGCAATTTTTTAAGCATATTGTTGATATGAATTTGAGTAAACATGATTTTGAATTATATAATAGTTTTTATTGTGGTGTAAGTGGTTCCCCTGTTGATCCTAAACGTGGAAAAGTTTCAGATTATGTAATTGTTAAAAATTTAAATGACGAGGAAATTTATGGTAAATATTACAGATGTTGTTGGCCATGTTTATGTGATATTATGAAATATGCCCGCGTTGATAAATATGACATTGAATTATATGGTTCTATGGTTACATATGATGTATTAACTATAGAAGACCCTTGTTGTGACGAGTCAAAAATACCAAATAGCGTATCTAGTTATAAATGTGAAAATGGTAAAACACAAAATGGTGTATATTCTAGAAATGGAAGATTAATATTTGCCTTATTTTATGATACTAAGGTTGCAACAGAAAGTGATGATATAAGTGATGTTTTAGAAAGATGTAGTGAAAGAATGGATACTAGACCAGATGATTTAAGAGGTGGTATGGGTGATATATTTGTTAAATTATCATTAGCATGTAAGCAAAATAAAAAAGATATAAAACTTAAAAATATTTATGGTGAACCACTAAAAAAGTGTAAACAAATTTTTCATAAAAAAAATGAAGGTAGTTGGGACGATGAAGGTTATTGTAGTGAACGGGGAGGGGGTGTCCATCAAATATGTTTTTCTGTAGATGATGATACAGCAAATTTTTCTAAACAAACAGGACAAAGTGAATGGTCCACTGCCCGCGTAGGTAATAATCATTGTATGTGTTTAGGTGCTTGGGCATTATATAAAGCCAAAGGGAAAGGAAACAATAAAGAATTAGTTTGTGATTCAATACCAGATATGTCATTAGATCCAAATTATGTCGGTAATTGGAATACTTGGAATGGCAATGAATTACCCGATCAAATAATTAAAGGTGTTGATAGTTTAGTCAAACAATGTTACGATAAAAAAAATAGTGATTATTTAAAAGATAAATATGATAAATTAAGAAATAGTTATGGCAATTGGCAAAGTGCAATAGAATAAATATAATATATAATTTGAAAATAATATATGAATTTCTTTAAATAAAAGAATATATATTCTTAAAATTATGTCCAAGAACAAACCCGTTCAACTTGGATTATGCTGTATGAATACAACATTAAAAAAGCAAAAACCGGCAGTTTATGCTTCAAGAAGAATTATTGTAAGAACAATTGAAAAACTAGGGATTGAAGAATTAAAAAAAAGAATTATCCTAAATTTACAAGATTTATTGAAAATGATTGAATGGAATGAAATGAATGGAATCAAAGTATTTCGATTATCTAGTGAATTATTTCTACATAAAACAAATCCACGTGTAGAAGATTATACATATGATTTTGCAATTCCTTTATTAAAACAAATTGGAGAATTAGCAAAAAAATACAATCAACGTTTAACATTTCATCCTGGACAGTTTAATGTATTAGCATCACCAAATGAAAAAGCATTAAAGCATACTATAGATGATTTAGAATATCATGCAGATGTTTTAGATTTAATGGAAATGGGTAAAGATTCTGTTATGGTTATACATGGTGGTGGTGTGTATAAAGATAAACCAAAAACTATTGAAAGGTGGATTGAAAATTACAATAAATTACCTGATAAAATTAAAAATAGATTAGTATTAGAAAATTGCGAACGTTCATACAATATTAAAGATTGTTTATATATTCATGAAAAATGCGGTGTTCCCGTTGTATTTGATACACATCATTTTGAGTGTTATAAACTAATGCACCCAGATGAAGAATTTGAATCACCGGATTATTATATTCCAAAAATTTTAGACACATGGAAACCGAAAGGTATTAAACCTAAATTTCATGTATCAGAACAAGGTTCAGGTAGATGTGGACATCATAGTGATTATATAGAAATTTTACCAAAATATTTACTTGAAATTCCTAAACGTTATAATATAGAAATAGATATTATGATTGAAGCAAAAATGAAAGAACTTAGTATTCAAAAATTGTATGAAAAATATCCAGAATGTAATTGTCTTAATGTTTAAATATTAATAAATGTAAATGATATAATGCTGCTGTTGAACCAGTAATTATAAAATATAAATTTACTAAATTATTCATATTAAATATTTTTAATCCAACAAGTAATAATAATATACCATTTATTATATGTATAATATGTATTAAATAATTAGGTATGCCAAAAGCATAATTCCATGTTTTATTCCAATTTTTATATAATAAATGTATAAAATAAGCTATTACAAGCGATCCTAATCCTATAAAAATTGGATAATTATAATTGCTTATACTTTGATTTGTAATTTTTTTATAACCAATATAAGCTAACCAAGAACCAAATATTAAATGTATAATATGTATTACGAATCCAGAAACATTATAATGATATGTATCACCCATTTATAATTAATAAATATATTATTTATAATTATATGAATACCCTTTTTTTAATATCAAATGGACTTATTGGTTTTTTTTCAGATATTGTATTAAATATCTTAAGTCGATATGAAACTGGTAATATTAAAACATTATTACCTTATTTCAAACATAAAACAGTATTTGAAGCAGCTTTATATGCTGCTATAACTGTATTAATCGTCGTAATTATAATTATGTATTTATATAAATTAATATATCATAAAACATTACCAGAAACTAAAAATGAAACAATACACTATTTAATATTAACATTTGTAATAGGGTTTATTGCAGATATCCTTATTTATCGATTTAATATTTTCCCTAAATTAGATATTTATTATAAAACATTAGGAGCAGGATTGTGGGGAGGATTAGCAATATTATTTTCGGTTAGTATTAGTTTATTTATTGTATATATATATAATGAATACTATCGGAAATCAAAATATACAAATTAAATTAAGACAAATTGAAAGACAAATAGAAAATATAGAAACAAAATTAGATAAAGCAATTGAAATGCTAGAAAATAATAATAAAGATTGTAAAAAAATGAGTACACATATAGATTTTGTAGACGGTGTTTATGAGAATATTAAAGCGCCTATGAATTATATATGTAATAGTATAAATAATAATAGATTAATAGGGGATAAATCGTAGATAATCTTGTATAAATCGTAGATAATCTTGTATAAATCGTAGATAAATCTTATGATAAATCGTAGATAATCTGTGATAAATCGTAGATAATCTTATAAAATTAATTTAATATTTGTTTTCTAAATTTCATCCACAAAAATATACTAATTGTAAATCCAAATAAGAAACCAAATACACATTGATCTGGATGATTTTTAAGGAATGGACGTGTTAGAACAGGTCCAATAAAAAATGTTAATAATGAATAAAATATCATTGTTGCAATTGTTTTTGAACTACTTAAATGAACCATTTATATTAATACATATATTAAAATTTTAATTTTTTACGGGTATTTTTATTTTTAAGTTTTGTTCGTTTTCCTAAAAATTTAAAATATTTTTGTGATAATTTAAATTGTTTTGATTTTTTATCTTTTAATTTTTTTAAACGAACATACATAATCATACCTACTTGCCATATTCTTTTATGTGTATATTTATCACTTTTATACAACCTTTCTAATTTTTTAATTGTATTTTTAACATCATTTAAAGTCTTATACTTTATTGGAATTGTATCATTTGGATTTTTATCAATATAAACATCAAAAGATTTTTTTGGATTTTTTGGATTATATAAAATTTTTTTTTTAGTTCGTTTATTTCCTCCTTTTTTACAAAATTTGTAAGGAGCACAAGATGCTTTCATTGTAAATCCAGATATTTTTTTTGTTAAACATTTATGTTTACTAAATTTGCGCGGCAATGAAAATTTTTTATTATCTTTTCTTGTACAAGTTCCTTTAGATTTATTACAACAATTCATATAATATTCAAAATATTAAAATAAATTATAAAAAAATAAAATATTTATTATAATAAATGAGTATTGAAAGTACTTTATATCTGATATCAAGTATAATATCATTAATAGCATTTATTATATCAATAATATATGTATATTATCATTCTATTACATCATATCAGACTACTATTATATTATTAATTGGAATATTTGCTTTATCTAAAAGTATAGAAAATTTAGAAAAATATGTATTTAAATCTTCAAAAAAAAGTATTCAAAAATTACAAAAATATGTTTAAAATTTAACATTATAGCGTTTAGTTATTTCACGATCAATCTTACGCGTTGGACCACCTAATATATAACTATACATTCTAGCTTTACCCCAACTTTGAGCAGTTTGATTTGGTCTACTTCCACTACTATAATAAGCACCCATACCTTTACGTTTTACAGCATTCAATGCTTTTGCTGGAATTCCAGTTGCCCTTGCAATTTGTGGAACAGTTTTAGCATTTGGATAACGTTTATGAAATTTTGCAGTCCATCCACTTTCTTTTTTTTTAAAAGATTTTAATTTAGGACGGCTAACATATTTGCCTCTTTTATAGCTACGTTTTGCTGTTCTAATATTACGTTTTTGACGTTTTTTATCTTTTCTAGATAATCCTTTTGTGTATTTTTTTGGTATCATTATAATATATATTATAAAATAAAATATTTATTTATAATATAATGCTTTTGTATTTAATTGTTACATTATTAACGATAATGTTTTTTTTATCATCGTTCTCAAAAATAAAAGATTACCCTAATGTAGTAAAAGGATTTAAAAAAAGATTTGAAAAAAAATTATTTAATATACCCGATATATTTTATAATTTAGCAATTGTTATTGCAATTTGTATTCAATTTTTTTGTCCTTTAATTATATTATATAGTATCTATAATCCTAAATATAAAATGTATGGATTTGTAGCAAGTATATGGCTAATTCTATTTACAATACTTGCAACATATTTATATCATTTTCCTCCATCTGGAAAAGAATATTATCCATTTATAGGTAATGTTACTACAATTGGTGGATTATCATTAATGGCATATTTCTTTTATTATATATTATAGTTTATTTATTCATTAATATCATCATCATCTTCTTTTTTATCTTCAATGCCATCTAAAAATTCTTCTTCACCTTTATCTTCAGTTTGTGTAGATTTATTTGTATCTGGGAATTCACCAAATAAGATTGGTTTTTCTTCATCTTTATCAGGTTCGACTACTTCGTTTGCAGGTTCAGGTTCCGGCTCAGGTTCAGATTCCGGTTTAATTTCAGGATTTTCAATGTCTGGTTTGAATCCTTTTTCTTCATCTGATTTAGATTCTTCAATATCGACAGTTATTTTATCTAAAATTTCAGGCATATCAATAGATACTTCTTTATTTTCTTCTACACTTTTTTCTTTATCAATAGATACTTCTTTATCAACAGATACTTCTTTATCAACACTTTCAATAATAGTTTTTAATTCATCAATATGTGTTTCACTTGTTGTATCCCGATTTATTTTATCTTTAAAACTACTAACCTTTCCAATAGATTTTAATGAATCAATTTCTTTCATACTGTCATTTACACTATTATTTGTGTCTGTATTTGATATATGGATTTTTTTAATACCTTCTTTTGGTGGAATTCCATCTGATTTTACAAATTTATTATCATCAAATTTACTATCATCAAATCTCCATTTTTTATTTAAAGCATGTTTTTTCATTTTTTCTGAAGCATTCGCCATAACACTCGCTAATTTATCTTCTTCAGAGGGTTTAAATATATTACAGGGGTGTAAACCATTACAAATTTCAGGTTTGCGTACATCTGTATCTTTAAATTTAACTTGGAATTCATTAATAATAGGATCATCAATACTAGGACTTTGTTCAATTAAACGATCAAATTCTGCTCTACATACAGTTAAAAAGTCAAACGCAGGCCTTCTCATAATTGGATCTAATGCTAATTCAACAGCAATGTCTCTACCAAATTTAGACCAAGCAACTAATGCAATACGATGACCTTCCATTAATTCTGAATATCTCAAAAAGTTTTGTAAAGTACTCAAAATACCTGCAAAAATATTAACAGAACCAACACCAGCCATAGCAATCTGTTTCTGTTCTTCCGGGACAAATGAATCCATTGCAAAATTAGCAGTTCCAGTCAAAGTTGATAATATAATAACTGGGATTGTAAAAGAATAATTTCTGCATCTGTATCTTTTTTCAGATCTAGAATGTAACCAACGATAAGCGGATGCTTTTTCTGACCATTCAGCTAATAGATTCTCTTGTTCTTTTGTCCATACCTGTGGTTTTGCTTTTTTCTTATCTTCTTTTTTTTCCATTTTTATACAATTAGAAATATATTATTTTTAATATATAAACAATATCAATTGCCGAAACATTTATCTATAAAATACAACGGAAATGAACATGAACTTAATGTATGATCTTTAGGATTATAAACATCTATATTCATAATATTTGTACTCTGACAATCATTTAACATATTTCGAACCATTGTATTATTTGAAACACAAACCCTTAAAAATCTATTTAATGCTTCATTATCTAATATATAATCAAATAATAAATATGTCATTATACAATTTGTAAATAATAACAAACGATTTAACCATAATATTCTCTTTAAATATACATTATCGATAATACTTTGTCCCTCTTCTAATTGCATATTCCTTTGACTATGAATAATTCTAAAATTTTCTGAATTTTTTTTAAAATATTTTATTTCATCTCTACACATTGGACATGTAGTTTTATTTTGATCAAACCATGAATCTATACAAGAATTACATAAAAAATGAGAACATTTAAAAAAACATTTATCATTTTCATCAATAATGTTCAAACATACACAACATTGATTATTGATATTATCTATTAAATTTTCCATTATTATATATTATTATATTATTTTATTCCTCGATAACATGTCCTAAACAACGATATACTTTAAAAATTTTTCTACGTTTACTTAAACCATCATCAATGACACAATTTTTACAAAAGTCATTTGAATTGTATGTATCCCAAATTTCATTTTGTAGATTACGTCCTTCAATATATTGAAAGAAACATTTATCATATTTATTATATTCATTCCATTTTTGTGTCTCATTTACACCTACACCATGATAATATTTATCACCAATTTTATAACGAATTAGACCTTTCCCAAATTGATATTCAATACCCTCATCAATTTCATCATAAATCTTGTGTTTAATTTTATGATCTTCTAAAAGATCTAGGTCTTTTTCTTTTTTCTTTTTATCAATAATTTTCTTGAGTTCATTAATATCACTTTGTAACTTTTCTAGATTTTCACGTAGAACACCATTATCTTTTACATATAATTCTAATTTATTATCAACATTTTTATAAATTTCATATGGTAGTTCATCTTTTTTATATTTACAAAGAGCCATAATAGTACCACATGAACAAACACCTAATGACCATAGTGATGCCATTAAAATATTATCTGAACTAGTTGTATTGAATTCAGGAACTTCTTGAATAATATCACTTGCTGCATAAGGTAACATCATAATTGCAAAGTGTGTAATATTTCGAAACATTTCCATTTCTTTTATCTTTATTAAATGTTTTTAAATAGATATTTTCAAATTTAATTTTTAAAATTAACACTCGTTCCACATCCACATTTACCGGCAATATTATCATTTGAAAAATCAAATCTAGAACCCATTAAATCTTCAATATAATCTATTTGTGTTCCGATTATATATAATAAACTTTTACCACATATATATAAATTATGTTCGTCATCTATATTTACCTTTTCATCATATTTATGTGGTTTTTCATCTTTTTTTAAAATATCAAATGTATGATTAAAACCATTACAACCACCACTTTTTAAATACAAATAAGCAGATTTACCAGAATTATTAACAATTAAATTTTTTAATTTATGTTTTGCAACATTTGTAATTGTTATCATTATATTATTAATTATTTAAAAATATCTTTTGTAATTAAAATAAAAATGAATATTGTTTATGTTAGATCAGATAATGGTAAAAAAATTATTATTTTTCAACCTCATCATGAATCTCTACGTTGTCGCCAACGTTGTCGCATGAGCAATGGTGAAAAAGTAAATCCACTACGTTTTGCTAGTTACAAAGAAACAATGAAAAGTCAAAAAAGAAATGGAACAAAAGTTCTAGGTCCGTATAAATTTGATACAATTAGTCGTCTATAAAGGCAATTTATCCCTTAAATAATTTGAAATTTTTTGAGTAAATATAGAGTAACAACAAAGTATATCCATACTTACAAAATGACCTTTAATGTTCTTGCAGAGGAAAAATCAAATGCAATTGAGATTCAAACCCCGAAAGATCTCAAAAAATACAAAAAGAAACTCAGAATTGAGAAGAAAAAATGTAAAAACAAGGAAAAAATTCAAAATATTGAGCAGGCAATTGAAGACTACGAAGCAAAAAAATGTGAACCAAAAATCATTCAAAAACCAGTGAAAACAAAACCATCAAAATCCAACGAATCTGATCAAATGCTAGAAAAAGAATTTCAAAAAAATAAAAAGTTTCATCAAAAGAATGATGATTTTGAAAAAAGTGTAAAAGAAGAAAGGCGTAGAAGGCATGAAGAATTTCTGGAAAAAAAAGAATTTGATAGGAAAAAAACTGTAGCAAAGAAACGGGCTGTAAGAAGGTATATAAAACTGTTTACCAAATGGCAAGAATGCCGTAAAAGAATTAAGAAAATATATTCAACTATATTTTCTCAATGGAAGTTTCTGATGAATCTAAAGAAGCATATTCAAGGAAAAAATAATCAACAGAAGAAAATCATATTCGAAAAATGGAAAAAGAGCTTCATTCGTAAAGCAAAGATTAATGCAATGAGTATCAAGAGATTCTTCAATCAGTGGAAAAATAGGAAGACATGTCCAGTTTGCCTTGAAATGACAGCATGTTCAAGTGTATTTGAATGTGGACCGGCCCACCGAAAACATTCAATGTGTAATGAGTGTGCTGATTCATGGTTTAAATCGGAAAACAAATATTACACACGAGTTCAACAAAAATTTGATCCAGCAAATTCATGCCCGGAGTGTAGAAAAGAAATTAAAAAGAATGACGTAATTATCAAATACAATCCTCAGTATATTAATGAAGTATCAATTATTGATATTCTGGAAGAAAAATTTATTTCTGGAATAAAAGCAATTGAATTTTATGAAGATTCACTTTATGGATGTAATGTGCTTCAACAAAATGTGATTATCATTGAATCAAATAGAGAACTAATTGATATATACAAATCCATTCGAGGTGAAAAAGGTATGAGATATGCAGAATATTTCATTGAAGAAATTGTCGATACGCTTGATTATCGAATTGAAATCAAAGAATTTATAGTAGATCACTTTCGATTTAAACTGTACCCGAGTGTAATGCCTTATCTTCGAAGTATGAGTCGGGGCGCGGGTTCCCTTGTGCATCTTCCAAAAGACTGGCATAAGTTTGGCAAATTTCCGGATGATTGGAGGAATAAGTGTAATATTCTGAATAATTACGAACATAATAAACATGGACCAGATGAATGGAATTGTTCAAAATGTGGCGAGAGGTGTAATAGTTCTAATGATGATTCAAAATGCACCAGATGCAATACAAAAATACCAAATGTATCAAAGCTCTTTGGTTCAGAATGGATCTGTTGTAATAAATGTTATGGTCCACATATTAAAACGTGTAAGGAATTTTGCAATAACAAAAAGCCAGAATATGAACATAGGCCATTCTTCTCTATCAATAGATATATGACAAAAAAAAATGGAGAATCAAATTATTTCTATAGTCCACTCACCGCCGACCGAAACGTCTCAAAATATCATTTCGAACACATCAATAATCCGTCCTTTTACTAAAAATAAAAAAATAAATTAATATACTATAATATAATGGATAAACAATTGAGAATTTTATTATTTATATATTTCATTACAGGATTTAGTCTTTTTATAATCGTTTTAATTAGAACTTATATTAATGATAAATTTTTTATTAGTCGAAAAAAAAAAATTATAGAATCACTAGATTGTGATCTAATGTGTATGTCTCATTTCATAATGTATACATTATTAGGATATTATTCACCTAAATATTGGTATATTTCTTTTACATTATCCATTATTTGGGAATATTTAGAAGAATTTATGGAAAAATCGAATATAAAAATTATTTCGAATTTTAGAAATGATATTATAACAAATACATCTGGTCTTATATTAGGTATAATTATAAATTCATATTATAAAAAATAAAAAGAATATTTAATCGGTTATGGATGAAGATTTATAAATATTTTAAGATTAAACAATAATAATATAAAAATGAAATTATTTTATAGTTTTTTAAATTATTGGAGTGTAAAACGTAAATATATTGGATATTGTATTGCTTGTTTTGGATTATATACAACTCATAAAATTATGTGTGTAATGAATTATTAATCTAAAAGAATTTTACTCTACAAGTATTTGCATAATGACCTTTCTTACCGCATTTAAAACATGTTATAACTTTCTTTTTATCTGTAAATGTTTTAGAATTAACATATTTACCTCCTCTAACTTTATCATATCCATGTTTTTTAATATTTTTATCTGTATATTTTTGTTCTAATTTGTCTGAAAAATAACCATGGCATGTATCAATTATTTCACCTTCTATTGGTTTAAATTTTTTTGTAACTCGTGATCCATTGCCACTAAAATGTTGGTTCATTCTACGATCAATATTTGTTGTTTTACCAATATATTTTTTTCCACCTTCTAGTTCTAATTTATAAATATCTGTTTCTTGATTTATATTTGGTGTTTCATCATATTTAGTTTCATACATCGGTGCCCCTGTTTTCGCATATGCTTCTGGATTTCTTATATAGTCACCATTACGTGTATAATATTTTTTTGACATAATAATAATTATATATATTATAAACTTGAATCTTTATATATTCTATTTATTGTATTTAAGCCTTAATTCAAATTGAATATTTGATAAGAATAGATACAATCCAAGAATATTAATGAATAATATCAATGATGTAAATGAATAGTTTAGATAATTAACCGAGTTATCCAAAATATAAGACAATGTTGCAATTCCAATAATGTAATCAAA